GCGGAACCCATGCCGTGCCGTTCCATACGGGGATTTGCCCGTTTGTGGCAGAGCTTTGTTCAAGCTGGCTGAGAGGGTGGCTGTGGCTTGACGCAGCCGCCCCAATATCCGCAGGCGTGAGCGCATCGCTCCCACCTACGGCATGGGAGGATTTGTGCGAGGTCGATGCCTTGCCAGCGTCAATCGTGTCTTGGTCTGAGCTTGTTCGATAAGGCGTGAGAGCGTCGGGTTGCAAAGCAGAGTCGGCCTTGTCTCCCTGCGCGGCAGTGGCGTAAGCAGTAGCGTCGGTTGCTGCCGCCGTTCCAAGTGTCGGCTTATCAGTGAGCTGGGTGTAGCTCGTAACCCCGCCGCCCGTGATACCAAGATTGATCCTCGCTTGTTCTGCCGTAGTCGCGCCTGTGCCGCCGCCTGCTATGCTGCGGACACCGTTGGTTTCGACTGTGGTTCCGTTGAATTTCTTGTCCATACTTAGAAGCGGATTTGCTTATGATCCCCGTTGAGGCGGCAGTTAATGATGCCCGTGCCTTCGGGCAACAATATGTCTGCGGCAATAAGGTCTGCCCCTTCGATTTTATGCTGGTCGTAGATAGCCTGCGCTGCGGCAGCATCTTCACTATCGGCGTCGATGAGTGATTCGACCCGCCGCTTCCAGTCCTGTCCAACTAATGTTATGTTTTTCATACTTCCCCTTCTATTATGTTCCTATTTTGATCCATGCAGTTAATCATGCGCGCTTTCCCTGTTGCTGGGGCAGTCAAATTAGGGAAAGACGATCCAGAACAATTTATGAATGTCCCGCTAGCAACGCTAATGCTTCCAAAATCTCCCGTGCAACCTGTGAATGTCCCGCTGGCCGTGCCGCCACCGCCAAAGCTACCCCCGCCGCCTGTGCAGTTAATAAATATACCGCTTGCCGTCTTACCAAAACTATTAGTCCCGCCTACGCAGTTTATAAATGTGCCGTTGGCTGTCCCGTTTGAGGCAAAACTGTTGTTCCCTCCTACGCAATTTATGAATGTCCCGCTCGCTATCCCGCCATTACCTACAAACCCCCAACTTCCTCTACCTACGCAATTCTCAAACACCTGCAAAGGCTTGTCACTGGCGACGGTAAATGAATAGCCTGTTCCATTCCAATTTCTTACTTCAATGCCCGACACGCGAATGTCGTTGGCCGTGATATTAAAATAACCCCCCGTATTAAAAATAACGGCAGGACGCTGCTCTTGCGCCCCAAGACCCACAATATCAACAAATTCTGCGTCAACCGGGATATTTTGTGTTTTCGTATTATATGTCCCCGGAAAAATTAAAAGATAAGCGCGATTGTTATTAGATGGAGACACCCCGTTTGGTTTTAAAGCCTTTGCTTGAGAGTATTTTAACTCAATATCATCTCCTGGCCTTGCGATGACATAGTTGCCATCGGAAATGTTTAATTTTGCGTTAAATGCCGCTTGAATTGCCGCCGCCGTGGGGAATGGCGGGGCCTCAAGCTTCATGTCCTGTAAGAGCGGTGGTTCCCAGCCCCAACCTGACCCATTATAAACTCTATCGCCAACAGAAAATATATATTGTCCTCTTCTATCGGATGTGACATTGACCCAATTCGTTAAGTTGCTGCTTCGATAAACATTCCCAGAATAGCCCATCACAAAAAAGAAACCGAGAGCGGCCGAATATCTAATTTGCGTATGCCCATAACCTTCACTTGGTAGCGTGGAGGCCACCGCCCAGTTCACCCCGTCACTACTGGATACAACGGAGTTTGAGAAAACAGATACAGAATAAAACTGGTTATTTGCGAAGCATACTGAATATGGGAAGTTCTGTATGGGATTGGAAGCCGTCCAATTTATACCGTCTAAACTATACGCAGCACCGCGTAGCGTCGCCCCCTCAAGCACATCAGACACAAGCACAAAACGCCCCCCTCCGTATACAATATCCTTAATTCTAGGAGAAGTCCCCGGAACGGTAGCGCTAACCCAATCTATGCCGTTCGCGCTATAGAAGACCTCCGCGCTACCGGAATTCTTATTTAGAGTAGCAATAAATTTATCGCCCTCGTAAATCAATCCTGTAAAAAAGCTATTTGAGGGAAACTGACTTGAAGACAAAGACCAGTTTATGCCATCATCGCTATACATCCATCCACCCTGAAGAGGAGAAGACCCTATCGTCCAATTTTTTGCTATTGCAACAAACTTGCCCCCTCCGTATTGAATATGAGTCCAAAATCTTTGATGCGGGAGGTCGTGTAAAGTCCAATTTCGCCCATCACTACTTATAGCTACTTGAGTTGAGGATATAGCGTAGAATTTAGAATTTGCGTATATTACTGAACCCCATTCTCTCGGAATCGTGTTACTCCCCCACCCAGCTTGCGGTGTAGCAGCCTTCGGATAGTCGAGCGGCACAGTCATCCAAGGCGTGAGGATCGGAGCGCTTAATTGGAGCGATGTATCGGCCTTCGCCCCCTGCGCGGCAGTGGCGTAAGCAGTAGCGTCGGTAGCGGCGGCAGTCCCCAGCGTTGGCTTATCAGTGAGCTGGGTGTAGCTCGTCACGCCGCCGTCCAACCCCGGCTCTCCAGCAATTGAAACATTCCAAGTCGAGTAAGTTCCGCTGCCGGATATTTTTGTGACAGTTAGCCCCCACGCATAAAACCCTCCCGCTGGGATGCCTACTGTCAGCTGGCCCTCTATCCAAGTGCTTGAGTTTGCGGACAATCTAACTCGATTACCAGTAGAATAAGCCGTTGCAAGCGCAGCGACCATATTAGGCGAATTGCTGGGTTGGGCCATACTACCCAAAATAAGCGCTTTAGTTCCCGTTGATACATCTATATTAAGAGAAGTAAATGTGAGGTTATACCCGCGACCATTGACTCCGTTAGAGCCCGCAGCACCTTTCAGATCATCCAGCGCAACAAGGTCAGTCCATGTGGTTCCGCCGACATACCGCCATTGGAGATGAGTCGTTCCTTTTTGAAGTTCTACTTCACTTCCGTCATCTCCCGCTGCGCCGTCACTCCCATCGGAGCCCTTCAGATCATCCAGCGCAACCAGATTGGTCCATGTGGCTTCGCCAACATACCGCCATTGAATGTGAGTAGCGCTTTTTTGAAGCTCTACTTCACTTCCGTCAGCCCCATCAGCCCCGTCGCCTCCGTCACTTCCATCCAAACCCTTTTGGGCAATCCTTGTCCAGAAAGCACCTTCGGAGGGGGTGTCCCCCACATTCCCGCCGTTACTATGCTTCCGATACCATGTTTCCCCTGAGTATGTAGCCACATCACCTACCGCATACGGCAGGCCCGGATTGTAAGCGCCCGTGAAATTCCATAGAGCGTCAGCCCCCGCCGCTCCGTCACTCCCATCGGCTCCATCAGAGCCCTTCAGATCATCCAGCAGAACCAGATTGGTCCATGTAGTGCCGCCGACATACCGCCACTGGATATGAGTCGTTCCCTTTTGAAGCTCTATTTCACTTCCGTCAGCCCCCGCCGCGCCGTCACTTCCATCAACTCCGCCAGAACCCTTCAGATCATCCAGCAGAACCAGGTTAGTCCATGTAGTGCCACCGACATACCGCCACTGGATATGAGTCGTTCCCTTTTGAAGCTCTATTTCTTTTCCATCATCCCCCGCAGCTCCGTCACTTCCATCAGCCCCGTCAGCGCCTTTCAGATCGACCAGCGCAACCAGATCGGTCCATGTAGTGCCGCCGACGTAACGCCATTGGAGATGAGTCGTTCCTTTTTGAAACTCGACATCACCGCCATCGACTCCCGCAGCGCCTTTCAGATCATCCAGCGCAATAAGATTAGTCCATACAAGGTCGCCAACATACCGCCACTGGACATGGGTTGCGTTTTTTTGAAGCTGGACTTCACGAAAACTTACAGCGTTTACCGGAGCAGCCTCGTTCCCCTGGATATAATCCTTTGAGATAACGACTGGGACAGGCACGCTGGATTGAGTCACATTTTCGTAAACCCACTCAATCTCCAATACAAGGTTTACGGATGCCCCAGTAAGCAGAGCATTTAGCTCTACCGTGTTGAGATTAAGGTCAAACTTGTATACAGCATTTGCTGCGCTGCCAGACTTGACCCACCCCAAAGCAGATGCCACAGGGAGAGCTGTATAAGCGCCCGGCTGCTTGAGCATAAGCTTCCCAGAGGCCATCGCAGGCCACTCCACAAACTTGCCGGAAGAAATAAACTTAACCTCTACAGGGAACCGGTCCCCCCGCGTCATAGAGAGGGATGGCACCTCGCCGCCGCGCCATGTCAATACTGTCCGAGTCTCTGCATCGATCGCTATTCTCATAAATTTATTCAGGAGCCTGGTCGCCAGGCCGCGTGTAGTCGTTATCCACCGTGAATGTCACCGCGCGGCTCGTGCGCCTCACGCCGCGATGCGCCCACTCCACCTCCATCACGAAGCTCACTTGCGCCAGTTCGCCCGAGAGGCTGGAAAATGCCTCCGCCACAGGCTCCGTGGCCAGGCTGAGCTGGAAAACATAGTAGGCCGCAGCCCCGTAGCCCACCTTGCGCCAAGTCGTGCTACCCGCCACCATCGGCCCGGAGTAATCTTGGGCGCTCTTGATCGCCAGCCTCCCCGTCGCGGCATGCGGGAGTTCTTTGCCTACACCGCCTTGCGTGAAGCGCACTTGCACGGGGAAGACATCGCCGCGACGCGCCGAGAGCACCTGCACGGCGCTTCCCGTGTAGTCCCCCACCGCAAAAGTATCCAGATCGATCGAAAGGCGCATTTGCAGAAGCGCCGGGCGTCAACCCTCGGCGTGAGGCGCTACAGCCTGCCAATACCCCATTGGGCACACGGATGTCGCCATGCGTAGCTTCACCTCCGTGCTGCACCCGCATTGGCGGCACGAGCCCGTGCCTCCAAACCCCTCCGGGTCCCAGTATTGGCACGCCTTGCAGGTATCCAGCCGCACTTGCAGATGCTCCAGCGGCGTGCGCGGCAACCCTGCCGCCACAAACTTGGCCGCGCTGCTGAAAAAACTCTTCGCCATGTCCGTGATCGTCGGCGGCACATTGTCTGGCACCGGCACTATCGCAGATGCCTGCGGCACAGCCTCCCACTTCTGAAGCGGACACCCCACATGCGCCACCCGCAGCTTCGACTCGATCGGGCAGCCGCAAGCCAGGCACTGCCCCTTCCCCTCAAAAGCCTCTGCATTATGGTGCTCGCAGCCCTTACAAACCTCAAGCCGCGATTGGAAAAGCTCATCCGAAGCAAATGGAGTCGTCATACGACCTTTTTGCGAAGCGTCAACTTATGAGCGCACGATTTCCTCGCTGCGCAGGCTCCTTATCTCCCGCCCGCCTTCGTGCTTCACGGTATAGACAAGCCTGCTCCCCAGCAGCGTGCATTTATACACCGACTCCCCAGCCAGATTTGTTATCTCCTCGCTTTCAGAGAGGTCGGGAGAGCAAAGGTAGGATCGCGGCCGCCCCTGGTCTTCACCTGTAATAATGAGCCGCCCCTCTCCATGGACAGGACACACGCGATAAATGTATTGAAATCCCAGCACAGGCCCGAGATCCACGCCATCCCGCAACAAGTGATCCTCTCTCGGCGTTTTTTTGACCTTGTAAAAAGACCCCTCCACCCACGAGGCGCTAAACCCAGCCTCTCCAACCGACCACTCCCCAGCCTGCTCCACATCCCAATCCGTTTGCAACGAGCAAAATCGATACACGATCGGCGTGTTTGGCCCCTTGTTGAACCCTGCCACATACCGGAGCAGCACCTGGTCGCCCTGCGCCTGGAGGTGCGGGTTGCACTCAAGGATCACCTGCCCGTGCTGCGGGTGCGAGCGCGGCGTGGGCACCTCGCGCTCTCCATCCTGCGAAATCCAAATCTTCCACGGCATCAAAGAATAGGAGCCGCCAAAAACAAGCTCCACCAGCGCCTCCGCCCCACAGTAGAGAAGCCCCTCCTGCCCCCCTGGACTCTTAAAAAGATAAGGTTGATTTTTTTGCATAATTTAGCTCAGCGATTGCGTTGGCCCCCCGTTTCGCGTCGTCCACTGCTGCTCCGTCGCCCAGCCGTCACCACAATTCCTCTGCAATTCCATATATCCATTATAGGAGTAGGTTGGCGGCGTCCAAGAGCTGGGCGGCGTGCCCGTCCCGCTCTCATAAACAACACCATACCCCACCTCAATAATCTGCCACTCACAACCATCTTCATCATCATCCACACACCTATAACAAGTCTGGCAGGGATTATCCGACCACACCGGCCCCGCAATGGTCTGCAATGTCTGCCCCTCCGAGCAAGCATTCGCGCCGCTGGACGGAGGCGCGGCGCTCGACCAACCCGCTGGGCACTCGCAGTCATCGTCGCATACCTCATCTTGCGCACAACCGTTTCTATCGGATTTGTATCCTCCAACGCAATCAGACCAATCCGGCTGTATGATCCCCGTAGCCTGTTTTGTCTGGGGCGAGCAGTAACCGTTTGTATCCGTTTGAGTTTGCGTAAACGGGCCAGCCGAGGCGCATTTTGTGCCCTCACCCGGAGTCCAGACGCCCCAGCTCGGCACCCCTGTGCCTGTGGCTTGCTTTGTTTGCTGTGGGCATCCGCTGGTAAAAGTAGTGCCCCCGTATTTGACTGAGCTTTGAAGTGTTCGCGTGTATGTTGTTCCCTCACACACATTGGATGGCTCCTTACCCGTCCAAGAGGAATTGTCATATGAACAAGTTCTGCACGCCGTGCAGGAACCCGCCGACCCGCCGAAATTTTGAGTATTTACTCCCACTGAACCAGAGGCACACGAAGACTGATACGGAACACCCTCAGAATCCTTGAAATCCTTGCATTCACAACCCCTTTTGGCTGTATATGACCCGACATCGTTGCATTTGCTAAACTTTTGGCTGTAATCTATGCCTCCGCCCGGCTTGGGGACTCCCCAATTTTCAAAACAAATTTGGCAATTTATGGTTCCTCCGGTGGATACACTAAATGTTGGCGTGAAAGTCACGCTTTTCCCCGGTTGAACACTTTTTGAGAAAGTCGACGATACCCCACCAGATCCCCCATTGGTAGTGCATTTTAATGTTGTCCAGTAATTCGCCATTTTATTCGAGCCTCATTCTCAGTGACACAGAAAGAACTCCCTCGCCTACCTCGCCGCGCACGAGCTTGTAGATCGCATAGGCACCACCCACCGGCACACTAGCCTCGCTCACCACCTCCCACGGCGGTCCATACGCCAGCACTTCAGTCCACGCATCTCCGCCCCCGCTACGGTATTCCTCTATACCCATACTGGCATGAGCGGCAAAAAACTTGATATATAGGCCGCAAAGGTTCCCAGTGGTCGGCTCGCCATCGAAATGCGACAGCATCGACACACTCAGGCGACCCGGATACCTTGGCGGTATCGCAAGCTCACCGATGGTCACAGCGCCGATATTCACCAAATTGCGCCCATCCAGATCCACCAATACATCCCCACCCGAGGGCCACCCTGCGATATAACCCCCTTCGGAGTAAAGTCTATTATGAATCACAGTCCAAGTTCGAAGCATCTTCGTCTCATCCAATGAACTGGAAGCTGGAACCCCGCTGCCGGAGAGCACCCAATCTGTCGCCGACAAGTCCGCGTAGCCTATATCCGTAGCTTTCAAAGGCCGAGCGATAGCACCAGTGGCGGGGGCAGCATTTGCTGGGTTGTAATTATAGCCCCACAGCACCATCGAGTTAGCGGTCGACTCCCAAGCAGGAGAATCCGAAGGGCGCAGCCCGATCCACTTGATATCTGTGGGCTCACCGGGGCGAACAAGTCGCGTGCCCGTCGTCGGCCAGCTATATCTCCTTGCGTGCGCAGTGCTTTTATTAAGCATCCGCAACACGCTCATCACCTGTCCAAGCGTGTATTTATCAAAAGGAAGAGATTTATTTATTACCAAAAAATACTGCTTGCAGCCCTCTGCACCACAAATCACAAAAGAATAGCTTCCTGAACTCCCCGCCGCAGGAGTCCCTACTATGGCATCCCCCACAATCGACAACCCCGCTGGCAACACGCCAACCGCTACCACATATTCCCCAGGCGGCGGCAACTCGTCGATGTAAAGAGAGCATCCCGATCCCGTGCACACAGAAGTCCCTGTAAGCAAGAGAGACTCGTTATAAAAAACACCCTCCGTTCCATTATCAAGACCTATGCCAACAAGGTTCTCATTTTCAGAGATGACAACAACATTCTCCTCGCCGCCCTCGATTGGCAAGGGCTTCGGAGTCGGAGGAGTCGGCGAGGGACTCGGGCTTGGCGAGGGACTCGGGCTTGGCGAGGGACTCGGGCTTGGCGAGGGACTCGGACTTGGCGAGGGGCTCGGACTTGGCGAGGGACTCGGACTTGGCGAGGGACTCGGGCTTGGCGAGGGACTCGGGCTTGGCGAGGGACTCGGGCTTGGCGAGGGTCCGCCGCCGCCAGGCGCAGTCGATGTCAGGCTAGTTTCCCCATAAACACTACCCGAATTAACGCAATCAGATAGTATTTGATTGGGCGGGTTGTTTACAGTGAAGCCCATACTTACGCCTTAAGGAATGTTATCACGGTGCACACGCAGGAGAAACGGCTGCGTAGTGATGCGGTTTATTTCGCCAGGGCCAGCACCTGGGTAACGGCTAAAGATAAGCTGAAACTCGCATAGACAATTCGCCCGAGTGCCACTCTCCGCCTCATAGTCACCAAGAAACGCGAGAAGCGCGGCGTCCGTGAAATTCACATTCACAAAATAGCGGCGCACATACCCTGAGCCATCATAGACCACAGAAGTCTTGTAATTCCAATCCTCTGTAACAAAAAAAACAGGGTCAGTATCCAGTCCTTTAATGCTAAATTTTGCGGCCAATAATTTAGGGAACACATTGGTCACAGACTGTCCGGTTGCGCCCTCCACGAATCGCAATGAAAAAGTCACAATATCCCCATAGCGCACCCCTCCCGCTGCGGCAGCGAGCGGCGTTTCTGCGGCAAATGCGTCGGGAAATGTCACCGCCCAAGTGCTGGTGTTGATTACTACCGCCTTTGAGATGTCTCGCCCCTGCGGCACATCGAAGAGGCCCATAGTAAAGAGCAGCGGCGCACTGTCGCCATCCGCATTTGAGGCGATAAACCTCACATCCCATACACCAGCGATCGTGCCAGATCCATAGATGCGGCCCGAGGCTGTATCAAACAGCACTCCGTTTGGCAAAAAAGTGCCAGGAGCCACGCGCCAAGCCGTAGGCTCACCGGTCGCAAGGAGTTGAAAGGAAAATTCCTGCCCGACAGCCCATGCCAGCACAGTCTGAGTCGCGGAAATAGTCGGAGTAGCCATCTACGAGCGCACCCCAGCGTCAACAATTCATTCAGCCGCTTCCGGCTTCGGGCACCAGTAATCCAGATACCCCTGCCCATACCAAACCAGTATCTCCTCCCCCGCCTTGATAGGCTTCTTGGCCGTGAAAACCAGCAAGCTATCGCCTGCATAGATATGGCTATCTGCAGTGGCGTCCTGCTCCTTATCGGCAGAATTATAAATAGCCCCATATCCCAGAGCGATCACAGCACTATCGCCATGCTTTTTGCAATCTTCGCACGCACACCTACTCCACCAGGCGTAGCGGCGTATCTGCGCGTCACCTATGTATTTTCTCTTCCACTCCAGCACAATCGCGTGGCAATACTCCACCACCTCACCCTCGGCAATATCCCGCCGCGCAAAAACACCCAGCCCCTTGCCCGGCGACTCCTTGATTTCCAGGTGGTCGAGCCGCACCCCCTGCACTTTCAGCCTTTTCCACTCAGCGATATGATCCATTCCTCAAAAACTTGGGTCAACGACAGAGATTCACCATCTGCGGCTCCGGGGCGGCGAGACAATCCATGATCGCCCGCGACACATCCCCCACAGGCACCGTGCCAGCCGCAGCCTCCGCGCCAGAATCTCGCCAGAAATACTTGCCGCCACAGCACTCAAAACGCCTAGTGTAGTCGTGAGGCCCCACCACCACACACGGCCTCACCACCGAATGAGAGACCCCGCTTGCCGCAAGCCACCTTTCACACGCCCTCTTTTGAAAACAGTAATTCAAAAAAGCATCGCCATGAGCCACCGATTCAGGCAGCCCAAGAACACAAGTCGTCGAGACAAACACATACCTGCCATATTTCGGCAACCACGGCACCGTGTTCTCCAAATGCACAGGCGAGTAGCAGGAGAAATCCACCACCCCATCCACCGGCCCCAGCATACCCAGCCCCATCGGGCGACTCGCCGCATCGCGATCTATCGCCACATGCTCCAAATCGGGGAAAAGCCCCGGCAGCGTCACCCCGCGATTCGCCAGCACGATCGAGTGCCCCGCCATGTATCGCTCCACAAAGTCGCGGCCCAGCATCTGCGTGCCGCCCAGCACAAGGATTCTCATCGCACCACCTCCGAGAGAGGCACAAGAAAATACCTGCCATAGTCGGGATCCCGATCGATCTGCCAGGGATCACTCTTTTTCCAGCGCTCAAAGAAATCCCCATGCCGCTGCCACCTGGCTCTGTATTCCGCAAGCCTGCGGTTCACGATATAGCTCGGGCTGCTGTGGAACCACTGCACCATCGCCGAGCGGTTGTAGCGCGCCCCCACAAAGCCATGGTAGGAATCCGGCCCCACTTCAAAGGCAAAGAGGCTATTATTGTGCGGGAAGATCGTCTTAATGGCATCATGCGTATCATATCTGTCGTAAATCCCCGTGCCGCCACCATCCTGCTCGGTCAAGCCCTCCGGGTTATTGAAGTAGTAGAGCATCGCCACGCTGCGCAGCACCTTTTGCGTATGCGGTTGCGCCCCCACGGTATCATCCGCGTAGTTGCATCCCTGCGTGACCTGCACTGGCCGCGTGCTCGGCAGCACCGAGCACACGCTTAAGTCCAGGTGCGACCACCCGCTCTCCGAAGGAGCCTGCGGCGACCCCGCATGATAGTGTAGCGAATACGCCGTGTGGTTATTCAGAACTAAAGAGAAAATCCTCGCCACAAAATCCTTCCACCCCTCCCACACAAAAAACTCATACCCGTCTCGACAATCCCCATCCCGCATCGAGTAGATAAGCGCCTTGTAGAAATTCCCCGACTCGCCCACAGCCCCATGCGGGCGCTCCACGCGCCCGATATACTCGGGGAACCTCGCACACATTGCTTGGTAAATATCAGGCCGCAGCAAATCCCGTATCACAAAATGCCGATACGGCGTCTCAAAAAACTCCAGCAACGCATCCGGCGAAATATACGGATGCACCACCCCGCCACCTACACTGCTTAGAGGAATCATACACCGCCAGAACGAGCGGTCAACAGAGTTAATTCAGCCCCGCACCTTCACCATCCTCGGGATCGTCTCCAGCCCGCACGACATAGGCGGCGCAGCCCTTGGGATCGGCCACATTGTCCTCCACATCGAATTGGCCTATACGCACACGGAGCATGAATTCATAGCCCTCTGGCAGCGAATCGAGCGGCGCAGCCACAGCCTTATCATAGACCTTTGCATAGCCTTCAAAACCGAGATCGTTTCGATAAGGGTCCGCGATGGTCGTGCCATCGGGGAGCGTGCGTTCTTTTTCACCCCAGTTTTTGAGCCAGATGCCGAGCGCGTTCATCGACTTCATCTCCGTGAGGTGTATCTGCTCCTCCAGCATGGGCGGCAACCAGGTAAAACTTTCAATATTCGGCCCCACAGGCGCGCGAAAGGTGAGCGCCCGCGTGCCGCTGGCCGTGGCAGCGCGGCTTAATACAAGCGTTTTAGCCGCAAGATCGATCGATCTCACATAAGTCGTGCCATCGAGCCCCACAGGAATGCCAGTTCCAGTCACGACCATGCGATAAGCCACCTCGCCTAACTGCGGATCGGTGATCTGCACGGTCTTGGAGCCACTGGTAAGCACAGCATTCATCGTAAGCTCAAAGGCTGGCGCGGTTGAATTGCTTCGCATGCCGATCTCAAAGATCACGCTCCATACAGCAGAGGTATTGTTCCCAAAGAGGCGGAAATAGAAGAGCCGATCCAACTCGAAAGTATTGCCGATAGGGAAAGTCGTGCCAGTAAAGGAAAAGTTATAGACCGTGCGCTCGAAACTCTCGGGATAGAAAGAGGTCGTTCCCGCCTTGTTGCGCACCTGGTAGTAGAGACGCCCATCGCTGCCGAAGATATCGCCCTGTTGCATCTTTCGCGCAGGCCACTTCCCCGTGGCAGGCAGCACGATAGGGGTAGGCATCTGGTTTTTGAAGACACGCCCCTTAGCGCCCCCCGCCTGGGGCAATGCAGCCGCCCCGTCCACCACCGGCACATCCTCCACCTCGGCATCGTGTATGGCAGGCAGCAGCCCCAGTGCAGGCGAGGGCAACATGGCCACTTCCTTGAGAGAATTGATAATCATATTTGTTCCACAATAATCTGCGTTTCAGGCATAAACACTCCCACCTGCCCCGTCGGCGCAGGCGAGCTGTCATCCACATCCCACTGCGCCAAGCGCACCGTGAGCAGGAAGTCCCCGGCAGGAATGTCCGGCCCGATGGAGTCCACCCCATAGTCGGTGTATTGGCTGGTTCCTCGCAGCACGCTCTGGCCACCCTCAGTCACGATGGCTCGCCTGAGCTTGAGGGCAAATTGCCGCGTCTCGGAGACGCCTCGCGAAAAGGCGATGCGCGGCGCTGCGAGAAGCACAGGCGTGCCCAGCGCCCCCACATTCACCCCCGTCGTCGCTGGCACAGCAGCATCCGGCATCGGCGTAGCCTCTACGAGCATGATGTAATTCGCTCCGCCCATCACAACCTCGGTGCTAAAAGAAAGATCGAGACTCCAAGCCAGAGCCAACTCGGAGCCGGTCGGGAACTGCGAGGCGCGCACGCCCACACGCATCAAATCTCGTTCCATTTCGATTGGGTGGTAGCTGGTTGTTTCCCCCACACGCCGCAACGCATAGATAGCTCGCCCATCACCTCCGAAATACCCGCTCACAGGCACAGACTGCGCCTTGCGACCTCCACCAGCGGGAAGAGACAGCGGAACGGTGCCCGTATTGCGATACACGATCCCAGCCGCCGTTGCGACTGTTGGCACGCTGGCAATATCCAGCGCCGCCGCGCTGTGAATTGCGGGGAGGAGCATTGGGTATTTCCCATTTCGCAGTGCAGGATACATGATCGGCCCCTTGGTCTTTACAGTCACAGGAGTCACGGTGGTCGTGGTGCCCGTCGAGGTGGTGGTCGTGGAAGTCTGATTCGTTGTTGTCTCCGTAATGGTTCCGAATTGCTGGATTGCGATTTTCGAGATCACATTGGTTTTCTTTTGCTCGGCCTCTTGAATAGCTTGAGCTTTCACCTCTTCGGCGGCCTTTGCGGCAGCCGCCTGCACAGCAGCCACCTGGGCAGCAGCCTCGGCCTTAACCCGCAGTATCTCGGCCTCCATCGCCTTCTTCTGCTCGTCCAAATCTGTCCCCGACACCACCGCAGGCGGGGTATTCTTGCTCTGCGAACCTACGACCTGCGAAGCCAGCGACACGGTATCGCCCTCGCTACCCTCCAGCGTGATGTCAGGCAGGATTTCACCCACAGGAGGGATCTGGACTTTCCTTTTTTCCTTCCCGCTGGGAAGGCCCAGCACATTATCGCGCGGAAGGAGAGCTTCCAGCCGCCCGATACGCCTGGTAAAATCCTCCAGAATAATCCTCAAAGACTCCGCGACATGACCACCCTCGGAAACCGTCTTGATCTGGTCAATAGGGTGCGTATGCGCCGTGAAGACGCTCTCCTCGCCGTAGCCGATCACCACCACTACCAAGGAATTTGCCGCATAAGATGCCGTGAATTGCAGCGAGATCGAGTTCGGGGAGAGAAATCTCAGCGTGTATTCATTATCTTGCAGTTGCCGCCCATCGTCCTTGTTCTCCCTCACGGCCACAGCGACCACGCCCCCGCCATTCCCACCGAGATTATGGTCGATTACGAAGTCTGTGCCACCACCGATCACCGCAGTATAAGCCGCCTGCTGGCCTGTCAGAACCTGAGTTGCCGCAAATGGCACATAATCCACAGGAGAGGGCTGGCGCTGCCAGTTTATCGGAGGCCGCACGGCGGCTCCATCCCACAGCATATTGCGAGTTATCGTGGCATTTGTCTTCCAGAGCTTTATCTGAGTCGTGCCCTGTGTCGGGTCTTTCGGATCCACCCAAGTCGTCACATCCACCTCGAAGGGGAGCGTCACACTCTCTCGCGATTGGAGCATGTGCGCCAGATCAGCGTTGTTCAGATCAAGCGTGAAGACATAATCCGGAGGCGGCGCGGAATATACTGAGATGTCGAGATCCTCTACATCGTATCCAGCAAAAGCCCCCGTGAACTCAATGTGAGCCACATTGTTATTGGGATTTGTAACCTTCACTGTCGCCCCCTCATCGGCGAGCAAGTTATTCAAAATCGTGGTGAGCGCGTTGATGCCATCGGCCTTGCTGGCAAGCGATGAGCGCTTTTGCTTGGAAGTGCGCTGAAATTGATATGCCCCCTCAAAATCTGTCGGCACGGCCAGAGCCTGTATAGTATTCCAGATCACAGGGGGGAACCCTGAGCGACCCCCAGCCTGGATTTTTGTAATCGTAGGCGACGGCGGCAACTTGCGAGTTGTCCAGTCTGTGAAGACCACAGGAGCCTGCTCCAGCTTGATCTCGTATTCATGCCCGCTGGGATTTACGCCCCCCGCAAGGAACACCTCCGGCTGAGCAGAGGGATTCGAGGATCCATCCCCCAAAGCAACCACAACCAACTCGTTCGCAGCAGTATGTGTCTCGATAGCTCCCTTGATAGCCGCCGCAGCAGTGTTTTCTGATAGCCTAACAGTTATTTTGCTACCAGCGACAGTGACCAAGAGCGGCTGCCCAGCGCTTGGAGCGACATACTGCACAGAAACGGCATTCCCCAGCTCACCAACCGCCTTGGCTATAAAAGTCAGTGCGCCTATAGATACTCGCGCCTTTTTCTCAGGGAACCTCCTTCCGCCAAGAACTTTTCCGTATGCCGTAGGCCTTAACCCCTCCGGAATCACCGAGAGCGACACAGGCCCTTCATCCACAAGCCGCAAAACCAAACCCGCATCACCTTGGTCGCAAATAAAATCCGCAGGCCGCGCAGGCAAGGAATTGAGAGCCGCCTCCACCTCCATCGGGTCGGCATTCCAATCCAGCCTGCCAGTTGTATTCGAGGCACTTGAAGGCGCGTTGCCAACCTTTATTTTATACCACCCGCTCTCGGGAGACGCCCCCTCGCGCCCCACCGCCGCCCGCAGGTTCAAAATCGGCAGCGCGGTCTCCGAGAGCGCTCCAGCGGAATCCCTCTGGAGAAATCGCACCGCATACGACACACTCTGCCCAGCCACCCATTTGAAATTCACAGGCGATCCCGTCGATCCCGTCGCCTCGCGTGTGCTGAGATTCGCGTAAATATACTCGTTCGAAGCCATCAAGCCACACCGCGAGCGTCAACTCGGCTCTGGCAGCGAAATTTCGGCTTCAAAGTAGGCCGGATCAAAGCCTGAAGGAGACGATCCAGACCATCCGCTATCGACCCATTGATCAAAAAAAGGGAACTGCGGGTCCATATTCGCAGGCGGGCGCATGGCTGCAAGAAATTCAATGATTTGCTGCTGCTTTTTATCCAAACTCATATTGTCCAAAACCTCCCCTCTGGAACAGTCGCATTAAACAACCCTGCCGTAATCTCGTTAATCTGGCTATCCATAGCCGCCTTGGTGGCGAGAGGCGCTACAGTATACCTTCCAATTAGCGGCAATAAACTTAAGTCACTCCCGATCTGCGCCCGGTTATTGGGAGCAATGCTTTTCCACCGATATTCCAAATTCCAAAAAGTATGATGCTTCACATAAGGGACCCACGCTTCATTAACCACTGGGTTCCCCTTATCATCAACCGCCGGGTCTTCAGGGGAGAGAAGGTAAACGGTTGCGATTTTCCACAAGTCCATTCCATTGTCCTCAACAATACCCCTGCGCCTCTGAGCATCACTAGGCTTGTCAGGCATACCTCCGACCATCAACCTTGCACGCATACCTATCAAATCCAGCATTGCAAAATCATACATAATATTGAATTGAACAGGAGTCGTGAAATCACCTGGCAACTGGACTTCCATTTTATGCGTAGGCCTGGCGCATTGCAGGTAGATTGATGTGCTGGCAACATATCTCGGATTAGTCGGAGCTTCCGAAATCGTCATACTCATCGTGCTCTCGCTCCGACCAGTAACACTTATCCCACCCCCACCACCAACAGCCCCCAAGTCAGTTAATGCGGCAGGAATTCCTCTGCTCACAAAAATAAAACCATAGAGTGGAATCAGCGGCCCATCGAGCAAGCCAGCATCATCCTTGATATCCACCGGATCACCTCCACTCAGGAGATCGCTCGATGTTTCCTTCTGCCCGATAGTAATCTTCGGCGCTCCTGGCACGACAGGATCTATTCCATTTACGAAGCCCGGATTCACCACAGCGGCAAATCCAGCAATCGGCTCATCTCTATTGTTTTTCAGCGTTCCAGACTCTTTTGTGAAGTAGGCTACCGTGGTATACCAGGGATGAACCCACTTTTGCGGCGAGTCGAGGCTGTAGAGGATGCGGTCGCCGAGCTTGCGCTCACGCACCTGCACCCCATCGTGGGTGTAAAAGATGTTTTTCTTACCATACGAACGCGCACCGACCCCAAAGCCGGAATCCACCGTATTTTTCCCCTTTTTCCTTGGTCGAAGAATCATAGTGCAGCAAAGTAGTGAAAACGCCCCTCATTTCCAGTAAAGTGCATATAGTCGAAGTAGGCCACTTGCCCGAGCACGCCGGACTTTGAGTAAGTCGCGATCGGGTGCAGCCAGTATTCATTGCCATACGAGTGCGCTTGCCGCGTCCCCTTGGAAATCACAATCGTCAAATCCTCCTCACCCGGAGGCGTAATCATCTTGCCAGTCGCGAGATCAACTCTTATCTTGATACAGACATAACAACGCCGGAATTTGTCAAACTCCAGATTACCCTCGATTTGCGGCTGGCCGCCTTGCAAAGTGCGCCCATCAGCGCCAGTGCCACTGATCGGCCTGCCATTCACAATCGGCTCATAGCCATTCACCGTGCCACGACCCACAGTGACAATGAGCTTGTCATTCCCCTCCTTCTTCTTCGGCCTTCCCATCAAATCCTTCTCGACCATATTCGACCCCTTCACTCCATTCAGCCCGCCACGAACCTCCCATGCTCCTGTGAATTTTTTCATTAGGATGTCCACCTCCATGCCTCCCGGCCATAAGTAGTAGCACCGGAAGAAACCGTCATATCAGTCTTATACAACTCCTGTTCAATTTCTAAAATATCTGCTATCGTCTGGAAATTAGCCTTAGACAAAGATGTTCTATGCCGCCATTGGCTATCCCCGCTTTTCTTGTAAGCCTTGTAGGAAATGTCGAAATACGCAAACTGCGCCACCTTGCCGTATTGGGAAATCGAAGCAATCGGGTAGAACCAGTTGCTACCAATAGACTTGCCCGATATGCCGCGATTTATCTCGATCGTTACAGAGCTTGTCGGCACGCCGCGCAGACCGGCTGGCTGGCCCGATAGCACATCAAGCTTGCCCTCCTTGTTTGGCGTGATCTTCAAGCACACCCATGCCGGAGCCCCGGCAAATGACAGATACGGCTGCCCCGAGGCCACAGGCTCCCCATCCAGCACACCGCTTATCGGCACGCCACCGATCGTAGGCTCCATCTCATTCACATACCCCCTATCCACCGTGACGCGGAAGTTCCCACTCGCGCCCTCCGACTTGAGGCGCACCCACCAAGATCCCTCAAATTTTTGCTGTGTGCCACGAGTCGCCAGCAGTTGCCGCCCAGAGATTTTCTTGAGTTCCATGCCATCCGCCACATCCACATGGAGAGGCTTAGCCTTACGAGGCAGGATGAGGAGCGGGATCATGCGGTAGCCCCCATGGGTGATTGGCTGTTGCCGCCCAATCCAGGCGAGCTTGAGCTATTGCTATTACTAAACGAGTAGTCCTCGTCATACATAGGATCAGCCCAGCCCAGCACCCCTCCGTAGCGCCATGTCTTCGACTCGTATTGCTGCGTTCCCGCCCGGCGCACAGTATGAGATATAAGCAACCATGCGCGGCGACCAGTCGGCTTGGAGACATCGACAAACTTGAAAGCGATATCGGCTCCACCCTTGCCAATCGGCTTTTGCTCTTCTCCATCCCTTCGAGAGTATCCCAGGCCATCGATCTGGTTGAACGACATATTGGAGCTTGGCTCGATCGTATCGCAACTCATCGTCACGCTCGGCACCAGAAAGTCGGTCGTGCCATAGTATGTGTTCTTAGCACCATTTATCATTCTCGGGAAATCCACCTCGCCATCGCGTAGAACCCCGCCGCCCACCTCCATGATCTGCATGAGATTGGGATGCGTTGTCAGAGGAGCCTGCATGAGCGAGACATCCATGCTCCACTGCGACTTCGTATCGCTGATCTGCCGATCTGTTGGCGAATCCGGGATCTCCTTGCCCGCACGGAATACCCACACAACACGCGTTGCCGTGCCGAGATTTTGCCTACGATACCCCTCCAGCACAGGAGTCACATCACCAAAATCCACAAAATCACCCACATTGGGATCACTCGGTTTGGTAAACCCGTCGGTGAGCGCGAAGCAAGATATCTCCACCTCCAGTATCCCTGGCTTGCGCCATGAGATGCTATCCAGCTTATACGGGATCGACCGCGCATCGGGAGATACCACAGGTTTCATGCGTCGTATTTCGCCCCCTGGATACCACCTTTATAGACCTCTCTCGGCCAACCTCCCCACTGACTCCGCCAAGCCTTGCGCTCGATTCGGTCTATACCAACTACGGTGAATGATTTATCTGTCAAAATCCAATCGGCCTTCGATCCCTCGGCATCTGCTGCAAAAAATGAAAACCCAGCCGGTATATCCACATACCCCACCTCATTAAGCTGCGAGAAATCCATCGGGAATTCGCTATATCCGATCTCTACCGACACCTCCACCTGCGGCGCCAGGAAGCTTCGCACGCCAAACATCGGGTTTTTAATCGCCTTCTTCTCATCGCCATCCGGGTCTTGTATGTAGCGAGGCCACACCACACGATCCCCTGTCACCACACTGCCATTGTAGCGTTTTTTGATAGCAGGGAAATTCGGGTGGCGCTGTATATCTTGCTGGCCCAAGACCGTATTCATACCCCATTGCTCCTGGTAGTTTTCCTTATGCCTGTCAGTAGGCGACTTGGGAATGTTTCTTGCCATGCGATATGTAAAATACCGCATTCTCACCCCATCATTTACGACCACCCGCGACCCCGTGAGCGTGGCTTGGAAGTCCGTAAAATCCGCCAACCGGGGAGCCGTGGCATTAGCGCCAGGGCTCTCTTGCTGCGAAAGCGTGATCTCCACCGAAGCAGGCTTGCGCCATGCAATACTCACCAATTTCGCGGATTCGCTCGTATTTCCATTGACTCTAAGCATAGATTTCCGATTTCCAAAGACCCTCCGGCCTGGAACTTTGACTGCACATCCAAGAAATCGTGACCTGAAACGCGTCGCCCACCTGCCGAATACTCGCCCCGCAACGCAGCCACCTCCCTGTAGGCCCTGGGTTCTGAAGGTTGGTGGGTATGTCGATTTTCCCCACCTTACTCACCAAATCTTGCGGAATACTCGCCCGATCGGTGTAAAACTGCGTGTATCGGTAAACAGCCTGTGCCGCCAAGTAATCGCGAACTCCATAGAGCGGGCTGATCCCAGATACTACATCGCCACTGGTGGATAGACCTGTCGCCTGGCTTGTGCCATCCGGGTCTTTCTCCATCCACACAGGCTCACCATTGCGCTCTGTAATGGCATATTTCTCATACAAATCCTTGTATCTCGGGTGGCTGGTAATCGGCTCCTGAGAGGTCGAGCCCTGCAAATCATAGACAGGCTGCCCCCACTCCGATCGGAATGTCCACACGATCTCAGCCACCCCGTCACTACACTGCACATTGATACTCACCAATCCACACGGCGCACCAGGATCGGGCGGCATTAAGTCCGATTCAACAACCTTCGTATTCCCCTGCTCCAGCACCTTATATTTCCGCCAGACGATTGTGCGGCCGTTGTCGATATCCGCATCATCACTTATCAGATACGCGGGGGTATCCACTCCACTTAAACGCATAGGCATACCCGCAAGCGACCAGTCAACTTACATTCCCGGACCATCCGGCTGGTATGTCCTGGCCATGCCCTCCATCGCCTGCGTGCGCTGATCCATGCTCGTCAGCACCTCCAGCATCTGCTCATTGATTCGCTTGAGTTCCTCTTGAATGTTTTTGACCGGCCCCACAGACCCCGTCGCGCCACCGCCCACCGCCGTGAGACTATCTACGCGCGGAGTGCCCGCCTCGGCATCGTCCGCCAGCAATCGTTGCCGCTTGGCGTCCAGCTCAGCCATCTTCTCGGATTCCTCGGCTCCGAAGCCCTGGCCCTCATATTCCTGCTTAAGCTTCTTTTTCGTCTCGACATCCTCCAAATCCTTTCGCTCCTGCCGCCCCGCCTCCCGATCTGCACGCGTCACCCCAAAATCTTCCTTGGCTCGGGCCATAGCGAGCCGGATCCCCTGCTGAGCGTCCTTGCGATTAGCGACATCCTGCACAAGCATATTCTGCTGAGCCTGCCTATTCCCAGATATTTGGCTAGAAATCTCCTGCACGCTGGCCGCGTCATCCACACCCAAGGAAGCCATTTCCTTTCTTTTCTGCTCCGCAGTTTCAGTATCCCCCGCTGCGATCGCCGCATCCCTCTCCTCGGCAGCGACCCTAGCCTTCTCCAGATCGCCCTGCTGGCGCTTCAAGTCATCCCGCTGCACATCCCGCTCGGTTTTCCGCCCCTGCTCATCACCACTATTATCCCCCATCTTGGTATTTGAGATTTTCAGCCGAATCTGATTGATCATTTCGGTGGATTTGATCTCATTCATCAGTTCATCCCGCCGCCGCTGCGCTGCCGCTTGCTCGATAGCGGCTTGCTGCTTGCGGATATTCAAGATTTGATTCATGCCTTTTACTTCTTGGTCGACTGATTCCAAAGTATCCCCGTCCTCATAGCCCACCTTCATAGCCTCTACCCGCTGAGCGTTGTAGCTCGCCTGCGCCTCGGCGATCTGACCCTTATCGCCGCCCTGCTGCGCCGCCTTAACTGCCTCTTCGGCAGCGACCAACTTCTTCATAGCCTCTTGCTTTTTCTGCAACTGCGCAATCTCTGGCCCCAACTCAGCTTCCGCCGCCTTACCATCCCCGCCCTCCATGCCGCGCAGTGCGTTGATCTGCTTCTGGATATTGAGCTTGCGCTGCCCAGCCTCGTTGGATGCCGTATCCGCCGCGACAGCCTCTCTGGCCTGCTGGGCTCGAATATCAGCGGCCTCCTTGGCCTCTCTTTTTTTGCCATCATCCTCTTCCTCTAATGCTTGGTTGATTTTTGAATCCAACCCGCGCATCTGCGCTGGATCAAGCGCCGCCTCCCCGAGCTGCTTGCCAGTGTCCAGATCGGTCAAAGTCATGATTTGCTGCTGGACATCTTGCTGCCTACGCAGCGCATCCGCCGCACCCACCTTATCTCCCTGCCTCTTAGCCAAGTCTGCAGCCGTCTGCGCGGACTGCCTCTCCTGCAACAATGCTTCTCGCTTAGCCCTCTCGGCCTGCAATTTACCACTCTTTGACACAGCTTCCGCTCCAGCTTGGTCAAAACCCTCGACAGAGAGTGTCTCTGTAGGAAGACCCGCTTCGATTGTCGCTTCATTATCACGGAAAGACTTGTTTTTCTGCAAGCGCTCAATCGCCTTACGCCTTTGGTCTTCCATATACGCTTCCTTGCGATCTCCTAGCGAATTAAGAAAATCCTCATCAGGGCGAACCCGATCCATTTCTTTCTCAATCGCGTCATCATTCGATTGCTTTGCAGAAAAATAATCGCCACGAACCGCCGCGATCTTGTCTCGGCCTTCTGCAAAATTCGCAGATGCCGCGTTCAACCTTTTTTCATCTTTGTAGGCATTCTCTCGCGAAGCCACCGCCGTATTTAATTCTTCGTTTGCCTTTGCCTGTTGCTGCTCAGCCATCTCCAGAGCCTTCTGCGGCGTGGCAGTGCCCTGAATGCGCTCGCGGGCATTTTTGGCAATCTGCTTCTCTTGGGCTCTTTGCGCCTCCTCCTTTTCAAAACGGGCATTGTCTGGCCCAGCGTCAGCTCCGCTCACCTTAGCCTTCAATGCCATTAACTCCTTCCTCCGCTTCTCCACATTAGTGAGCATCGCCTCGCCACCCGCGATCATACCTGGCCCCACGACAAACCGATCAAAGGGGTTCAAATACGAATTACTCTTCTCCCTCCCCTGCTCGATTGTTTTCTGCGCTTCAATCTTGGCATCTTCAAATGTCTTCAACTGCTGATCGATACTTTCCTCCTGCCTCTTTTGGTCTTCCGGGCTTCGTATATTCTGAGAAGCCCCCACGCTTGCAGCCGCAGACTTATCGGCCTCCGAGGTGAACTGCTTCATTTTTTCAATCAACCCCCGCAGATTATTCTCTGCACTGAGCGCTGCCACACCGATACCAGTAATCGCAGTGACAACAAGGGTCGCTGCCAAAGTTGCCCCCGAAACAAGCGTCGAAAACACCTTTAACGCGGCCCCCGTAGTCGCCATGGCTACCCGGAGTGCGCCACATGCTACGATAAATTTCCCGATGCCCACAATCAGCGCGACAATGGTGTAATTGATCGCTATCAGCGCAGCAATCGCCACCACAGACAAGGACTGAAAAATACTTTTTACCGCGTCCGTTTCAGCAATCCTGCCGAGCATCCCACCCACAGCCTCCTTCACCGAGTTGATCGCCCCGAATAACGCCGACCACGGCCCCGCATTTGCCTCCTCCACAGCGGCGGTAAATTTCTTAAACCCAATCGCCGCCCGATAACCCGCCTTTTCGCCTTCGGCCATCATCTCGCCGATCTTCGTATCACTACCCTGCTGGATATTGGCAAGCTGCTGCTGCAAGCCCGCGATCGTGCCGCCCAGGGCACTCGCCGCGCCATTGGCTTTATTCAGATCCGCCTCCACGACCTGCCAAGTGGTAGCAAGCCCCACGCCCGAGGCATTCAGTGAGTCCAACCTCTGAGCCGTCTCCTGCGAGATAGCTCCCATGTTTTTAAGTTGCGCACTCGCCGCCTCCACGCCGTCTCCAGTTTTGAGCGCATTATAGAGATCCGCCACAGCAGTCGCCATGGTATCCACAGGCGCACCCGTAGCTGCCGCCACATCCTGCACCTTCTTAAGAGCTTTTTCACTATTCAGCGCGCCATTAGTGAGCACCTGCAGGTTCTTGCTCGCATCGGCCAGCGAATCGAAAGTGAATGCGCTCCCCGAGGCCACCTTCGCCAGCATCTCCACCTGCCGCTTGGCTGCGGACGCGCTCCCCAGGAGTTGCTCAAACTGCTGCTTGAGCCGCTCCGCCCCATCGCTCGCCTTGAGCGCCTCGGCCATTCTCTGCGCATTCAGCGCAGCCCCTGCCGAAGCCTTCACGAAAGCCCCGGCTGCGATCGCCAACACACCCATCGGCCCCACGGTGTCCGCAATCATATCCCGCACCATCTTCCACCCACCCTTAAGCTTGTCGGGATCAACCCCTGGTATTTGCATCGCCATATAGGGCAAACACCACAGTCAACGCTTGCATTTTTCTACCCAAGCCCTTAAATCTTCGGGACTATGAAAGCCTGCCCAACCTGCAAAAAAAGCCTTGCAGACAACGCATCATCATGCCCCGCCTGCGGACATAAATTTGAAATAGACGCCCTGACTGGCTTGAAAAGAAATCTCCCCATTATCGCAATCTTGCTCGTGATATTGTATTTTTTTATGGTATCCAAATATGAGGAGACCAAGACCCGCATCGATGAAAAAAGTCAGGAAACCCTATCCAAAGTCGATGCAGAAATCTGGAAAATTCGAAAAGAAGTAGAGCGCTAATCCCTCACGCCTTCTGCGCCTCGACCACCTTCTCCCAATACTGCACAGAAGCTTGGGCAAAGGCCATGTCGCGCGTGAGGATCGGCGTTTCAGCTTGGAGTTCATCGGCGATCTTAGCGATGTTTTGGTAGCGTGTCTTCTTGTGCGCTTCGAAGACCTGCTCATCCATCGGCGTCCAGATCGCCACTTCGCTGCCTTCCATTTTGAGGAAGCAAGCATTGAGCCACAGGATCGCACCCATCGGCATATTCCAAGCCTCTTCGGCAGAGCGCCCGGCTTGCTTCATGTAGAGAGCGACTTGCTCGATCGAGTCATCAATATCGCGCTGCTTGCCCTTCTCCAGCGCGGCATCATTGCGCCACTCGGCGGCGCGTTGCAGGAATGAGACATCCCCCGTGAGGCGACCCATCTCATCGAGCGCCTCGGCGAGCCGTTCCTTGGAGCTTCCCTTTCCGCTCCATAGCTTTGGCGGGCTGGCAAAGTCGGCGATATGTGCCGTGAGCTTGTCCAGTTCCCGCTTCGCGCTGCGCCAGCCATACACGGCATGCCACCAGAGCATCCAGAGATTCGAGTAGCTTTTGCGGAAGCTCGCATTTTGCGGATACTCGGTAGCGCAAATCTTCGCCGCCACCCACGCATCCCACAATCCCGCCCCACCCAAGAGCACCTTGCTCTGCACATACTCCAACTGCACCTTATGCCAGTAAGAGAAGGGTCGCAGTCGCATCCCCATAACCCTCGCCGGACGCCCCTCATGCAAAAACGCCTCCGCGAAACGCTCGTCAAATACAAAATACTCGCCACCCATGACTCATTTCCGCGAGTCAACAAAAAAGCCCGCTGGTCTCCCAGCGGGCTTTTTTTGTAGGAATTAAGCGACAATCACCGTTCGGGTCACGGGAGTCGCGGCATTCCCAGCCGCATCGCTTGTCGCATAGGTGCGTGTGTAGGTTCCAGCCACGGCTGTATTCACAGTGCCTGTGCCTGTGATCGTGCGGGCGGCATCGATATTGTCGGTCACATTGGCACCTGGGTCTGTGAAAGTATCGCCCACGGCAAGATTGAGAGTGCTTGCACCGATAAGCGCGATGACTGGAGCCGTGGTATCCACGATCGGCACGACAGCCGGGGTCGGATCCACAAAGGCATCCAAGCGCAGCGTGCCAGCAGCACCGGCATTCACGACATGCAGCGAAGTAATGTCATCCGCTACGAGATTTCCACCAGTATCTTTGAGCGCACCTTCGCCAAGCGGCCAGAGAAAACTCTGGTCGGCCGCCAGCACAAAGGTATTGTCCGGCGAAGTCGCGCTATTGGTCTTGATCGTAACTGCGCGATCCGAGCGGATCGCAAGCATTTTCACCTCAGAGACATCAAGCTCAAAGACAAGCCGCGTGGTGGCATTGGCTGGGATCGCCTCAAAGAGCGACTGGCGCAAGCCGGATGCGATTTCAGAGCTACTGGAGTAACTGCCTCCAATTTGGCCCGATACGGAAACATTGATATTTGCTGTAAACATAGATTAAGAAAGTGAACTTCTTGTTGGTGATAATGCGCGGCCTTCAGCAGAAAATCGGATAAAATCCTCAGCCGTCGCCTCGATAGAGGCAGAGACAACCTTGCCTTCCGTGTTTGCGACTTTTATATTCGTGCCTAAAACAGCGCCCTGTCCGTCAGTGGAATATCCACTCACGCTCATAGTGATAACTTCCTTCCCCGTGAGAACCGCTTTCACATCACCAGCCCCATTCTTTGCCCGCACGACTGTGCCAGCACTTTTTTCGATGGAAGCCTGAGTGATATGAGTTATCCCAGCTACCGAGTTCTGAGCCGTTTCGATCCCCTGAAAGGGAGACCCTGAGAGTGTCATGAGTGCCATATTATAGTGTGATTTCGAGCTTTTCCTCTGTTATCCGCACAAGATCCTCGTTTGAGGCTTGCAAGGAGATCTTTGTCGTAATTCCGCCGTTAGTAAGATTCCCGTCTCCAATTTTCGTAGCAGGGAATGTAAAGGCATTTGAAATCTTCGTTTCGGTAATTGTATTTTCCGCGCCAGAGTAGACGACATCATCTACCTCGCCGTTACCCTTTACGATTTCCACCTCAGAACCATACTTCTTCTGAACGGATCGACTAAGAATGTCCAAGTTAAGCCCGCCTCCAGGCGCGGTGCCGAACTTGAGTTGATCGCTACCTTGTCCAAGTTTTAGTGCCATAAATTTTTTCCTCCGCTTTCCCTCCAGCCCTATGTCAACTCACCACAAAACTAATCGACCCTGGTGACGCTCCGGTAGCCGTCGCCCCGAAGCGCACACGGGCGATTTCCGCGCGGCTGCGCTCGCCGTTCTTACTGGAGAGGCTGCGCATCACGAGGCCATGGATCATGAGTGTCGGGCTGTTGTAGGTGCGGAGAGGCGAGGTCGGCGCATTGATGTAGTCCACCATCTGTCGGAAGCGCAGCTTCTGCCTTGCCGTGGCACCGGCATCGTCCAGCGGCACGACCGAACGGAATTCCATCTCCACCAGGTAGGCATTGCCAGCGCGGTATTCCGCCTCCATGCCTACTACGCTCACATACTCGTCGGGGCGATCTCCCGTAGCCCCGCCTTCCAGCACAGCGCAGTCCACCACATTGTCCGCAACAAAAAGTGCGGCGATCTCCTCTTCCAGCGTTCCTAAAACTTCATCCATAAATTAAAATTCCCCACGGCCCGACTGCCCGCTGGTGCTCATGCACACCAGATCCACCGTGCCCCCACGCCGCCGCACCGCAGCCACGCGCCAAGTCTCCGTGCCCTGCACGACCTTCACGCCCACCTTCACGGCATACTGCGTAAAATCCGCGTGCGATATCTCAAACTTCGCCGAGTCATCACGGGCGAAGCCCCCATCTGCCGCTGTGCTGGTGGTATCGTTCGGCTGCCGGATCGCCACGATCTGCGTGCCATTGATCGTAACCCGCGTGCCCATTTCCGTAAAAGCAACGGCATCAGAAAGTGCAAAGGAATCGTCGAAAGCCATATCCTGCCCCTCCGCAGGTCAACCACTCAGAATGGTATATCATCACTCTCCTGCTCCACCACGCGCGGCGATTCAGAAGCCGCCTCCACAGACCGCTCCTCGGTTGCCGCCTTCGCTGCCCCCTGCCGAGAGCCGAGAAGCTGGATGTTTTCCGCCACCACCTTCAGCTTCGTGCGTTTCTGCCCCGAGTCTTTATCCTCCCACGAATCCTGTTTGAGCCGCCCCTCGACATAGAGCGGATTGCCCTTCTTCACATACTCTCCCGCGATTTCCGCGACACGGCCCCACAGCTCCACATCCACGAAAGTCACCTCCTCACGCTTCTCGCCCGAGTCCGCCTTGTAGCTGCGATTCACCGCCAGCGTGATACCGGCCACAGCCGTTCCCTTCGGCGTGAACTTCACCTCCACATCCCGCGTCACATTCCCGATCAGTATTACCTTGTTTACATTTGCCATACCCCGCAAAAGCGAGTCAACGCACAGGAGTTTTAAGTTTTAAGCATTAAGTTTTAAGTGTCCCTCTCCGTGCTCTCCGTGTCCTCCGTGGTAAAATCCCTTAGAAAAAGCGAGGCGTCCGGGCGTGAAGCCGGATCACGGTTTCAGTCGCGGCCCCGTGTCGTGCCGCTTGGGTGGTGATTCCTTTTAAGAATACGGGTTTCAAGGCTCCCCGCTCGCCGCCTGACTCCAGGCTTCGCCTCACAGCCAAGCCACGCAGTCAACGGAGGGAGGAGTCTTAATGCTTAAAACTAAAGGAGCCGCCTCCGTGGTTAGGCCCGCTGGCGGCATGCGGGATAAAAGCGGGCAAACACAAGTAGTAACACAAGCAGTAACAAACACCGCCCCCAAGGCACTCACGGCTTACCTCACGCAAACGAATGCGCGACTTAAAACTTAATGCTTAAAACTTAAAACTTCAAGCATTCCTCGCCTCACGGATCGCGCCTGCAGCCCATGACCTCAAGTGCCGAAGCACACCAGGGCGCGCAGCCCCTTCAGCCATCGAGGCGTAATACTTGTTCCTCTTCCCAAGAGCGGCATAGTGCGCCTGCATTTTTGCAGAGTCACCACGCAGCGCACCGACAAGCCCCGGGACTTCATGCAGATGTCGATCAGAAGGACTATTCAAAATCTTCTTCATCGCCGGAATCGCATAATCCCCCCGCGCAAACTCAAACCTGGAAAGCCGCTTCTCCTCAGTCCCCATGATCTCCTCGCGGCGTTCCTCGGGAGTCAGCTTCGGCGGCACGCCTGCCTTCTTCATCATGTCATACCCGCGCTCATTGATCACCAGTTGGCCCTTCACCATCTCGATGAGGCCGCTCTTGAGCAGCATCGCCCGCTGCGCAGACGACTCATCCGCGCTCGCCGCAGCCTTCAAAGCCGCAAGCACCGCCTCATCCGCCTCGCCATCTCCAAACTCCACGATCCGCCCACTACGAGCAGCCAGCTCGCGGGCGGCAAAAGCCGTTTCCTGTTTCTGGCGAGCCAAGCGCCTTGCCTTTCTCTCTTGCAACAATCGCTCAACACCCATTCCAGCAACCCCGATTCCTAAAACTTGCGTTGCCCTTGGCAAGTGCCGCCACCCCCTTCCAAGCTCCTCAGCAGTTCTATGCTGCCATGTGCCAAACCCAGTCAAGGCCGCGCCGCCAGCGACCGCTTCAACCCCAGAAGATTGCTGCCTTTTACCCCCACTTGGCAACTGACCAATCACTGCACTCTCATCGCCAGGGATAGCCTCCGGGTGACGCATGAACCAATCCGCACTTCGAGCAACATCACGAGCCTTGGCCTTCCCTTTATACATGGACTCGGCGGCAGCCTTGGCGCGCATTTCCAAATCATCTCCAAACTCCACGATCCGCCCACTACGGGCAGCCAGCTCGCGCAGCTTGAGTTTTATTCCTCCGTGTCCTTTGACTCGCTCGCTCCCGCGAGTCTCGCCCCCTTGGGGCCAACCTTCGGTTGCTCTACCTCCCGCCTGCCCCGGCGCTCGGTTGTGGTTAAATTGTTTCATAAAAAAAGAGGCAGACTTTACCCGGCCTGCCAGCGGTTGTGGTGGTGTGGAAAATTAGCAGGACCGGGAATCGAACCCGGAACGCAAGGTTATGGGCCTCGTGAGATACCGTTTCTCCATCCTGCGATTTGAATTAGCGGAGCTTTAGCGCAAATCGACCGAGCCGCCCAAGCAACCCGGGACGACCAGCCGCAGAGTTTATGGCGGATTGCCCAGCCATGCCGTAACCGGCCTTGACCTTATCCATAAAGCCCATGCGGCCAAAGTTGCCCAATGCCCCCGCCTTGGCGATTTTGTAGTTTGCTGCACGCTGAGCAATCGGAGTAGAGCCAACGCGATCCGCCGCAGTCGCTGCCATGGCAGATTTTTTTGCATACTCGTCTGCACCGACGCCCATCACAGCCTTATGGCCGCGATAGGCTCCATAGCCAGCGCCACCGACAGCGGCTGCACCTGCACCGGCTTTGACCGCCGTGCCCATGCCCATGCCACCTTCGTCCTCGACCTCGACAAACTGCCCATTGGCGTCACGCACCATGGCAAATTCCTTGAGCTTTTCAGTGCGAGCCGCCAGCTCGCGAAGCGCAGGCTTGAGATCCTTCACTCCGTGTTCTCCGTGTCCTCTGTGGTTAAAATTCTTCATAAAAATTTCCTTTCAAAAAAAAGGAGGAAGGACTCAGCAGTTTCCTACTTCATCCTTCCTCCCTCATACTTTTCTTACAATCCGGTGGTGATGAGTCGGCCCGAGTTCGGGTTCACGATCTTGATCACGCGATTGCTGCGCACGCGGATCATGTCGCCCCTGCGTTTTTCTTCGCGATATTGATCCGTGGTGAACAAGCCGCCTTCGCTGTCAGCATCCCAGATGATCGTGCGGCCTGCGCCACCGTTCATGAAGTCGCCGCCTTGCACCTCGCCGACCCAGATGTGGCTGTTGCCCCATACTGGCACGACATCGGTTTTACCCTTGATGCCGCGATCGTAGGACTTCTTGGCGATCACGATGTTCGGGATGCCAAAGGCCTCAGCGACGAGGCTTGGGGTAATGTTTGATCCGCCCTGGGTGGTGTTCAGGTGCCCGTAGAGGTAGGTCTGGAGCAGCTTGGAGCGCTTCAGGCGGTTGTAGACCGAGAGGCTCATCACGATCGTGTTGGGCTCTTCGCCGTTGAGCGTAAGCGCCTCGATCGTCGCGTTCAGATCGAACGGGAAGTCGATGGTGTCCAAAAGATTCTCAGTGTAGTTCACTTTTGCAGCGGCCGCTGTGAACACAGCAGGATCCATGATCGCGGCGGCAGCTTCCACCTCGTAGTCCAACATCAATTTGTTCATGCAGAACTTGGCTGTGACCATATCGGAATCGAAGAAGTCGCGCATTTGTTTGCGGACGGTATCGTCCACGCGTTTTTCGTGGCCGTATTCCTGAGTCTGGTAGCTGTCCCACTCGAATTGCTCTTCGCTCTCGTTGTAGGTGCCGGTGGCTCCGCGCTTTTGGCTCTCTTTTTTGAGGAGTTCGCCCTTGCCGATGCGGAAGCGTGGATAGCGTCCGACCTCGCGCTCACTGCCGTAAACGGGCAGGAGGCTGCTGGCGACGAAGTGTTTTTCCTGGTGGACTGCTTCCATCAAGAGAGTGGAGATGTCCCGCCGTGGAACGGAGTCTGAAGTATTGTATGCCATAATCGTTTTCTTTTAAGTGTTGATTTTTAGAGGATGATGGCACGGATCATTCCGCCGCCATTGCTGTTCGTTGGAGCGGCCTCTACGGCGTAGCCAGCCGTGGCGCCAGTGGTCTTGAGCACATAAGTGCCGTTTGCGGCTTGCTCCAGAAGGCTACCCATGGGAATTGCCGTGCCATTGCCGATTTGCACATAGCGGAGGCCGTTTCCTTTAGTGAGGAAGACATCCGCAGCATTGCCGACAGTAGCTCCACGAAGGAGCGTGCCGATCACGACATCGGAAGCCCCGGCGATATCCACGCCGGTAGCGGTGAGTTTGAGTGAGACATGCTCTTTGCCGCGCAGATCTGCTGCGGCGGGGAGCGAAACAACGGTGTTGTAATTCATAGTATTTTTTTCCTTTGGTTGAATTAGCCCTGGTTGCGGATCCAATCTTGGTGCGCGTCAGGATTTTCTTTGTGGGCGAGCATCACGGCCTGGGCGTGTGTCTTGCCCTGGTTTTTGTGGTTCTGCACGCGAGCTTCGAACTCATGGAGTTCGCCGTTTTTGCCATTGATGGCAGCACCCTCGGCGCTGAAGGCCAGCGGGCGGACGCCAGTTTTAAGAGCGTTGCGGAGCGCGTCGTTTTCGGCGACGAGCTTATCGGCAAATTCCTTAAGCTCGGCGCGCTCGGCGGCGAGTTGGGTCATGTTGCCTTCGATAGTCGAAAAGTAGTGTTCGATCTCGTTGTTCTCAGCGGCGGCATCTTCGCGTTCGAAGCGGGCCGAGAGTTCACGGACTTGTTTTTGCAGAGCGGAGAGAGCAGTGCCCTCGGAGCCACCTGTGGAGCTTTCGACTCCTGCACCAGCACCGGCGAGTTCGCCAGCGGGTTCGTTGCCTTGCTCGCCAGCTTCATCGGCTTCCAGAGCGGCGATGACTTCGGCTTGGTAGGCTTGGATGCCAGCGGCATCCTCTTCGCTGATCTCTCCAGCTTGGACGAGAGCGGCGATGTCCTGCTCGGTGAGATCCATGATCTCTTCGAGGGAGATTTCTTCATTGTTCTCCGCACCTTGTTGCAGGGCGGCGATTGTCTCTTGCTGGGCAGCGACCTGCTCAGTAAGCGTGTTCAGGGCCGCCATGACATCTTCAAGAGAAGGGCCTGCCGCTGCTTGGGTGTTGTTGGTGTTTTCCATACGAGAGTTGTTTGGCGTGTCAACTGAGGCCAGTTGTTTTGTGTCACCTTCCGGCAGCTTGGCCTCGAAAAGCCCAGAGGGGTTTGCCGCAGGGTTTGCGACCAAATCGACTGAAATGAGTTCGGAGCAACGGGCTTTCTTCTGGCCGTTTTCCATCTCGTCCTCGCCCATGAATGCGGCCGAGAGGCCCACATTTGCTGGCATGCGCTCGGCCATTTCGATGGCCTGGGCAAAGCGGTCGTGGCTCTTGAGAAGGTGCCAATCCCCGAGGAGCTTCGCGTCCTCGATGCGGAAATTGTCCAGGTAGCCATTCACGGCATCCGCCCCTGTGCGGTGGTTCCATTTCACCGGCACCGTGCCGAGCTTTTCGGCACATTCCTTGATCTGGTTGAGCGTCTTCGCATCCACCTCCAGATCGTGCCCGCGCGCCTTCACGCCGCTGGTGATCACCGCCACGCCGTGGATCACGCCATTGAGAGCGTCCACCTTCTGCGCGCAGTTATAGGGGGTGTAAAATTCTTTAAGATTTGCTGTCGTCGCCATGCCTCACGGCACAGGCGTCAACGATCAGTCTTCATCCTCTTCATCCTCTTCATCCTCGCCGCGCATATCCAGACACATCGGCAACTGCTCGCTCATACCTTCCACGGCAAAGGAATTTCCAAATTTCAGCGTGAGGTATTGCGTCTCGCCGTCCTCAGCCCACGAAACCATACCCACACCCGCATCAAAATGCTCGGCCAGCATACGCTCGACCCGCTCCACCACCTCGGCTCGGCTCTCGCACTTTTCGCGCTGGCGCTTGGAGGCCATAGCTAAAACTCCAAGAAAATATCGCCCTTGGCGATCGACCTCACGGCAGTTTCCGTCTTCTTGCCGCTATCCCAGTCCACGCGCATACGGCCACGGACGATCTCGGTAATCTTTCCCATTCCACCCCTGCGCGAGCGCACCGTCATGCCCGCTACCGGCTTGGGGCGCTTGCTGCCCTTGGCGGGCTTGGACTTCACAGGCTTCTCCTCCCTCGGGTCGGTGTGTTTGCCCTTTTCGCGGTAGGCCACCACCTTGATTAGCTCCTTGTTGAGCCTATCCCATATCGTGATCTCGCGTCGCTCGATCTTCCCCGAGGTGATCGCGCTCTTGAGAACTGTCTGCACCTTGTCCTCGTGGCACTCCAGAGCCTCGGCCACCTGCTCGCGCTTGTGCCACCCTGCCTTGGCGTAGGTGTCCCATTGATATTTAGGAACACTCTCATGCTCCTCGACCATTTGCTGCTTCACGATGCGTTTCCAGAGGTTTGCCATATAGGTTTTGGTTTTAAGAAATTTTCTGACTGCCCTTGAGCAGCATCCCCGCGTAGCTCACACCATCGTTGATCGTGACATTGATCATCTGGAACGCGCCGGTCTTGCGAGAGATGAAGCGGATCAAGTAGCCATGCGTCCACTCGGTCGGGCGCGTGTTGGCATAAAGTGGCTGCCGCTTGCAGAGGCAGCCGGGATTCCATGCGGAGATCAGCCCCAGCCCAGGAATGTTCTTGGGCTTGAAACTCGCGCGGTGCGTGTCGAAGTAGCAAATGTTGCCCCCCGCCTTCGCCATAGCCACCTCCGCCGCATCGCGGGCGTTGCTGATCTTGTGGACGAAATACATTTTATCCATCTTGACCCATCCCGGCACATCGCAGTCTCCGTGCGTCTTGCCTTGGTGGTAGTATTTGATGCCCCGCTCCGCGAGCTTCAGCACATGCTCGGCGCAGAAGGTGCGGCGAAGCAGGTCGATATCCTTGTGGTGCGCGAGCCGCTGCGTGAGCGCCCATCTTTCGACCCTCCACTCATGGTTGCCCTCGATGTAATGAATATCCCCGCAGCCCGAGTGGTGCATCACGGCATCGAGCAGATCGTTCGACACCCGCACATCATCCTCGTAGCTATCCTCCGTCTCGGCCACATAGCCCAGCGTGTGGTGCTCGGCCAGAAAGCCCCCGCAGTCCAAAAAGTCGCCGCCTATCACGATGCGATCTGGCTGGAGGGTCTTCAAGTCGCCCAGAAAAGCAGAGAACGCCGCCGGGTCATGTTTGTTCCCATGCACATCCGAAAAAATCACTTCTATAATGTCGCCCGCTCCTGGCTTCGGCGAAGTCGGCTTCGCCTTCACAATCGGGCGAGTGCCCGTGCGCGCCTTCTCCAGCGCCCGCACCGTCTCCGCGTGAGCCTTGCGCTCCGCATCGAGATCCGCCAGCGCCTGGTCGAGCTTAGATTTATGATCCGCCGCCTGCGCCGCCTGCGCCACCGCGCCCCATTGGGTTGTTTTTTTCATAAATTATTTTTCTTTGCGCTGTGTCAGCCAAGTTGCGCCGCCACCGCCAGCCACAGCCCCAGCCATCGCGCCGACGCGCATCGCCTGCACCTGGCGGCTCACCGCCTTGCCCGTGCCGATGCCACGCGCATACGACTCGCAGTTGTTTGCTCCCGCTGGGCACACACTCTTCCGGTCCCAGCGCTTGTCGGCCTGCGAAGCCTCGTAGCGTTTGTTGAAAGCCTCCACCTCGGCATCGTTCATCGTGCCAGCGCGCCCCTCCGCACGCTGCGGGATACCCCGCTCACGCAGCACCTTGCCATCGTTGTCGATATACACCTTCTTGCCGAATTCCGCCTGATCCACAATTTTGCGTCCACGCGATTTGCTCACCTCGGCGATCCGCCCACTGCCCACACCCACGCCATAGTGCCGCTGCGGCACGCCCAAGAACTCATCCGCCTTCAGCGCCGCACGCGAGAGCGCACCCTTCACGCCCGCCGCCTCGCGATTCTTCCGCAGCACGCCGCGCAAACTCCGCCCATTCGGCAAATGAATGATCTCCGCAGGCGTGGTGAGCCCTTGGTTGTTATAGACCACCTTGCCAAGAAGAGATTCCCCCTCCTGAACCAAGCGACCCTTCGGCAGCAAACGCGGCAGCGTGCGCATCCCCACCAAACCACCCGCCGCGACACCAGCCCCAATCAAAGCCGCACGGCCCACGCCGCTGCGCTTCTCCTCGGACTTCGCCGCCAGCTCCTTGAGTCGGGATTTAAGGTTCATGCCAGTAATCCCTTCACTGCACGCGACGGAAGATCCCCTTTCGGAGCAGGAATTACCTCCCAAGCACCACGCCGCGAACGATATTTTTTAGCAAGGTTGCCTGTCGCCTTTAAGATTTTGGAGCGATTGGCCGCGATAGCGATTGCACCTGCAATTCCAGCAAGACCAGGAGCAATTTTAGCGAGGGCCAGACCTGTATCGTCTCCAGCATTGGAAAGCAGCCCCTCCCTCTTCAGCGCTCGATCCTCCAATTTATTGATTTTTGGTTGCATCGCCGCACGCCCCGCCAAAAGACCAGCCGCACCGAGGATTGCAGCCTTCTTATTGACTCCACGCTTTCCAAACAACACCCCGCCGCCCGCCAATCCAACACCAGCCCCACCGAGAGCGGCGAGAGGATAAGAGCTAATATTGTCTTTGATATATTCAGCCCTGCGAATGTTGTTTACCGCATTTTTATCGGCAAGGCGGTCGTATTCACTGTTGGAAAACTCTTGCGATTTCAACCTCTCAGCACGATCTGGCACAGCCTGCTTCTTACCACCGACCAAGGCATTCACGCCAAAAACAGCGCCAGCGGGTATCCCAATAATTGCGGCCCGCTTCAAAATAGCCTTTCCTCGCACATTTTTAATACGAGAGCCGGATTTTATAGCGTTCAAAACACTTGCACGCGGAAGGATTTTTTCACCGGCATAAGCCGCAACCGGCACGGCGGCGGCCGCTGCCAAAAACCCAGGAGCAGAATGCTTGAGCGCATCACGCTTGCGATACTCCACGCCCTTGTTTCCGTAATACTGCTGGGTCTCTATACCTTGGAGGGCATTCGGATACCCCCCCGTGATATAGCCAATATAACCACCTGTCCGCCACTCGTCGGACTTCGCCGCCAGCTCCTTGAGACCTTGCAAATCCTCTTCAAAAATCCTGGAAGCCACCTTCTTGAAAGTCGGGAAGGTCGTGAGCTGCGTTTTGATCACCTTGCCAGCACGATTAAACCGCGCCGCCGCAACCCGCGCCGAGCGAGCCGCCTTGCGAGCCTCGGCAGAGGTCTTGAGCGCGTCATCCGTGAGCGTCTGCGCGCTCTTGGCCGCCTGCGCTCCGCGAAACCCTGCGTAGGCCACGCCTCCACCAGCACCCAAAGCGCCGATCCCGAGCGCCGCATTACGAAAATCTCTGCCTGCCTGCCCCGGCTCCGCAGGCTGCGCCTGCACCGCATAGGGATCAAAGGGCGAAACACGAGCCAACTCGCGCAAGCGGAGTTTGGCGGAAAAGTCTTTCTCGCGCGTCGCAAGATACCCAGCCCCCGCGCCAGCACCCACCACGCCTGCGCCGACACCAATCGAAATGTTACGGCGGCGAACGCCTTCATTGATGAGTTTTCTGGCTCGCCGCACATCATACTTAGCATAAGTGCCGCGCGCAATAGCCCTATGCCTCATCCCGCTTTCAATCTTATACTGAAGGTGAGGGTCACTGTAAGGGAACTTGTTCTGCTTGACGGCATCAGCGCGGTAAGCGTCTCTCAACGACCTGTTGTATTTCGCTGCATCCAACGCCTCGCGCCCAGCCTTGATCTGCGCCATTCCCGTGAGATCGGAAATTTTATTGAGAATCGAGAACTCCTTCACCCCTCCGTGCTCTCCGTGTCCTCCGTGGTTAAACCTCGAAAGCCCCCTCTGCTCCTGCGGCACGCTTTCCTCCACGCCACGGCGCAGGCCGATGGCTCGGCGGAGTTTCTCGGCGAGAGTCGCCTTACGCGCCTCGATGATCTGCGGATTGTAAGCCGCAGAGGTGGTGTTGGCGTCCATGCCGCCGCCAGACTCGGGGGCAAACTGGCCGTTGTTGTTGCGTGGTCTTGAGTCGTTCATGGTGTTTTCCAATTTTTTAAAATCTCGGCGGCTTCTTTTGCTGAGGGCGGGCGGTCTACAAACTTGCTCGGATCGATCGGCTTTTTCAAAAACCGCGAAGGGATGAGCGACTTGCCGGAGACGAGGCGTTGGCCGACGAGCATGGCCCCTGCGCCGCCGAGGGCGCTGGCTACGAGGCCTGCCTTCCAGAGCTTGCGCTCGTTTTCCGTCTTCTCATACCACTCCTTCGGGCGGCGTTCGCGGCGGCGGCTGCCAGGGGCAAAGACCCGTGCCGAGCGGCCACGCGGATCGCGGACATCCCACCCTTCGTATTCCGCGATCGCATCGAGTTCGCGGAGCCTCTTCAGCTTTGCGGAGAATGCTTTTTTCGCGGTGACTTTGGTGAGGCCTTTCAAAATGTTCCCGCCGATCTCCGAGAGGCCATCCTTCGTAGCGCGCAGGCTTGCCTGGGTATTTGTGTAGGCTTTGCCGATCTTGGTATCCGGGTTGTTATTGGCATAGCGCACGGTGGCGAGCCCGCCCAATCCAGCCGCTGTCATGCCGATCTCGGTGGCCTTATTTTGGAACCAGCTTTTCTCCCACTCACGCTTCTTGATGCGCCCGCTGGCATCGCGCTCGCGTTCCTTACCTTGAAGGACTGCCGCCGCATCTCTCGTGAGCCGACCGCCGCGCTGCACAGTGACTCGCTTATTTTTCGCCTCGCGAGCTATCGAGTTCCAGAGCTGACCCGAACTCGGATCCCAGTTCACGCGAATCGCCTCGCCAGTCTCCTTATCCCGCACGACGCGGCCCGCGCTGTCGCGCTTGGCGACATACATCGGACGGTCGTTCGCCCAGCCCCAAGCAGGGTGTGCAAATTGCGAGTCTTCGTTGGACCGCACTCCACCGCCCTGCCGGGCATCCCAGCGAGGTTGGTCGGAGCGGCCAAATTCCTTTGGCTCATCGAGCTTTTTCCAGCCCTTGTTCGACGGGCCATAGTAGCGAGATGCCGCCACCGAGGCTCCGACACCGGCCCCTGTGAGACCAATCGCCGTGCCATTCCGCTTCGCCCATCCGCCCACCGCCTTGGCGGCACGCTTGGCTGTATCCGCCATAGCGGAAAACTCGCGAAGTTTGATTTTTGTAGAAAACTTTTTCATATCCTTTCTCAGATTGCGAATCGAGTCCACCTGCTGCCCTTCATCCGCTCCCATGCCGCCGCCATAAAGCGCACCGCCCACGGCTCCGATCCCTGCGGCCCCCGCCAGAGGGGCCTTACGCAACCACATGGCAGGCCGTGAAAACGGCTCCGACTTCTTGGATGCCGCCACAAGCGCCCGCGCTCCACCCCTGGTCTTGCGAAGCAGCAATGCCCCGCCAAGTCCTGCGCCTGCACCCACCAGCGTGCCGCCGATAGCCGCCCGCTTCATAAAGGGAGCGGACTCCTCCTTGCGCGGATCGCCCACGATCTTGCTGCCGAGCAACGCCCCGCCGCCGACGATACCCGCCGAGGCCAAACCGAGCTTGCCCGCCGTCTTCGCCGCGCCACGGAATGTCGCCCCACGCTTGAGCAACGCCAGAGAGCCAAGCGCCGCCCCACTGCCAAAGCCCGAGAGCCCAGCACCCACATAGGGGTTCATGCCGCGCTTCTCACGATCCCGCTTCTCGAAAAATTTGATAGTGCGGAGGCGGGCGGAAAATCCCTTGAATCCATCTTTCCCAATATAGTGATCCTTCCCATCTTGATCCCTATAAATTGAACCGCCGCCTTTTTTGCCATCCCAGCGACCCGCCCAAGACCATCCTTGAGCGCGAAGATGCCGAGGAATCCGCGCGTTCTCTTTCCTTAAATTCTCTTGCCAGAGCACCTCCCTTTCGGCCTTCCGCTCTGGGGAATTCCAATACTCGGGCGAGTTTTTGTCGTAAAAACCCGCAGGAGGCCCGAAACGCTTTCCCTCGAAAAATCTGACGCGTATCTTCGCCGCAAGCTGTTTCTCCTTGCGCGTAGCCAAATATCCAGCGCCAGCACCAGCAGCGGTTAATCCTGCCCCAGATATCACAGCGTCTCGCTTGAAACGATCAGCCGCCTGCTTGCGGTTGTCCTTTGCTATTTTTATGTATCGTTTCAGCCCAAATGTTCCGAACTTGGGTTGATAGTTTTTGCCAAACATTTCCCGACCATAAGCCGCCGCATCTTGACCAAAAAGTTCCCGAGCCATATCTGGGTCGTTTCCGTATACGCTTTCAACAGAACGCCGTGACTGGACCCCCGCCCACGCGCTATCCTTTGAGCGCATATCTTTCGCCCACTGAGTGTTAAGTTTTGCCGTCCGCCGCGCGAAGTGCCCAAAAGGATCATAATCAGTAATCAAATCAATACCCCTTTCTATTACCGGCACGATTTTTGACTTCAACACCCCAAACTCTTTCAATCCGCGCAGCTTCGCACTCAAACTCTTCCGCGCTGGCCCCTGCCCACGGCCCTTGCCGTAACGGGATTGCCCAGGCGATTTGCCATCGCGCCGAGTCCGCACCCAAATGCCACGCGCCATCTGGCTTCGCTCCGTCTCATTCGGCGTGCGCACAGCGACCAACTCATCACCGCCACGCTTCTTTTTCTTACGAGCCTCCTCCGCGCTCCGCGCGGCAATGCCTGTATTCCGCCCCTTGAAGTAGTAGAGCCGGTAGTCAAAGTTCTTCACGCCACGCAGGCGAGAGGAAAGATACTGGAAGCGAAGGGGCGTGAGATCGATCACATCGAGACTACTCGTAACGCCGCCACGCTCCGCCTTGGCGATGAAGTGATGGCCGTCCACCACCTTGCCATTCAGGATCAGAACGAATTTCTCGCCTTTCTTCAACTGATCGAAAACCATTTTTGCCGCCTTCGCTTTTTCGAGCTTGGAAACATTTGCGCGGGCCAGCTTGAGATTCGGAAGGTCCGCCATCATAGCCAGCTCCGAGGCAACCATGCCGTAGTGGATCACCTTATCGCCCGGCTTCGCATTGATAAAGCGAGCGATGTCGGCCTGCACATTTTTAGGAAGACCCTCGATCGCCATATCTTCGACATACGCGGCAAACTCCTTCACCCCTCCTCTGTGCCCTCTGTGCCCTCTGTGGTTAAATTTCTTGTGGTTAAACTTCGCCGCAAACGCCTTCAGCCGCTTACCCGCCAGCCAGGCCGCTGCGCCGAGTCCACCCACGGCGGGGAGCAACTCCGCGCGCTTGCTGCCGCGATCACGCTCGCCGTAGATGTCGCGGTCGTTATTGGTGAGGGCACGGATGCCGATCACCCCGAGTCCGCCAGCGCCCGCCCCGATGAGTGCGCGCTTGCTCGCGCCGATGCGGCCACGAGCCATAAGCCCCGCCAGCGCACCCGCGCCACCGGCGCGCAGGATATTCGCATCGCGGCGATCCAAGTCCTCATCGCGGAGCTTCTTCACGAAGCGATCCCTCGCCACGCGCCCCGTGAGCGGGATGCCCGCCTCGTCGGTTTGAAATTGATTGAAATAGCGCACGCGCTGCAAGAGCGCTGAGAGGTTCTTGCCATTCTTTTTGTCGCGCTTCGCCTTGACCTTGGCAGCGAGCCTTTCGGCATAAGAAAGTGGAGCCGCATCTTTTTTACCTTTCTTGGATTTTGCGGCAGGCTTGGCAGCAGGCTTGTTGGAGCCTGACTTTGCGGCAGACTTCTTGGCGCGCACTTGGGGATTCTCCTTCAGCTTTGCCTCCCAATCGGCTTCTTCCGCCGAGGCATCCGGTTCATTGATGTCGTCTGCCTCATCCAGATCGTCGAGATCGTCAGCCTCATCGGCATCCTCTTTTTTGGCCTTGGACTTTTTCTTACCTTTAGGCTTCGGATTGTTTTCCTTCCCTGCCGCGCGAAGTTTATCGCTGAGTCCTTCTGGAAAATCGGATTTCGGTTTCAGCGAAGCGCGGGCCTCATCGATCACATCGGCAGCGACCTTGCCATTGAATCCCCCGGAGGCGTGAGTGTCTTCCAATTTTTTGCGCAGGGCAGCACGCTGCTCGGGCGTTCCTGTGAGCGGAACCTTGCCGACGCCTTTTTTCTCCCAAAATTCCTCATTCGTCGCGCTGGCGACTTTTGGCGCAGGCGCGCCATCATCCACACGCCGCACGGACGACTTGATAGCCTCGACGCGGGACGCGGGGGTGGCAGGAGTCTCTGTTTTTGCAACTACGGGAGCCTTTGTTTTCGGAACGACTGGCGCTGCGGGCGTGGACGGCACGGGGGCCGTCCCTCCAGACTGAGCGGCGGCAAATTTTGCGACCTTCGCTTGCCGCTTCGCCAGCTTTTGTTGCCTCGGCGTGAGCTTGCGGGGGGCCTTGGCAGCTTCCGCAGCCGCTGCGATTTCCTCTACTTCGGCAGCGGCATCGGCATTGGATAATGCCCCCTGCTTGTTGAGATTATCCACTGCCTTGACTTGCTGCGCCGCCGCCCCTTTCACTTTGGGAAGCGTTGGCGGTGGCGTCTGTGGCGGCGGCTGTGGGGAAGGTGTCTGTGGCGTCTGAGCCTGCGGTGTCTGTGGAGCAGGCTGAACGGACTTCGGGCGGCCACGAGGAGCAGGCGCGACATCCGCGACGTCGGCAGCGGCCTTACTGGCACGCAGCTTCGAGAGTTCCTCGGCTAGATCCTCGGCTCGCCGCACGGCCCCGCTGTTGCCGACCTTATACAACCCACGACCCAGCAAAGCTCCACCACCAAGCAAACCCGCGCCCACGATGCCCGCTTTGATCAACCCGTTGCGTCGCTCTTTCTGCTTCTCCTGAGCAAAATCCTTATCGTAAGGATTTCCGTAAAAGCCGCCTGGAGGTTGATAATAGCGAAATTCTTTAAGCCTCATACCCAGCCGCCCTCGCGTCAACAGCTTGAATTGCCCATTATCCTCGATGTCGGGCAGTTCTGGCCAGCGATCCGCCTGCCCGGGATTTGCCTCGCGCAGATACCGACGCAGGGCTTGGCGCGTGCGGTGTTGACCCACCACATTCACGCCAGTCGATGCAGGCGGCCTCAGATGGGGCTTGTTTATCAGAATCCTTGCCTTCTCGGCTGCTTTGCGAAGTAATTCACTCATCGTTTTTTCCCCTTTCCAAAAATAAAATCATTCCCCTCCCGACCAAATCCCTTGTGTGCCTCCAGATAGTTCTTCTGCACCCGCCGCCGCTCCGGCGTCTGCCGCCAGAAATACTCGCTCCCCCGCTCCATATCCCGCTTGAGAGCTTCCATCCAAATCTGCTCCCGCTCCTCCTGCGACAGATACCGCCGCACCCGGCCCGCCTCCTTGAACGACAGGCAACCCGTGCCCTTTAACGAATTTTGACCTGCTCGACTCATAATCCCCTCCCATAAGCCAACTCCCGCAAGCGCACCTTCGCGGAGAAGATGTTTTTCTTGGTGAATCGCGCTGTTTCGCCGCGAGCGGCTCTCGCATCGTCGTAGGCATCGGCCAGCGTATCATGCACATTGTGCGAATGCGGCACGATCGCGCCTTTCGCATAGTCCGTTTTATCCAGAAAATCCGCCTTGTCCTTGCCAAGCACTTTTTGGCGCAACAAAAAGGTAGTCCTCCACTTCCCTGGACTCTCGATGTCCGGCGATACAAGAGTGATGCCGGTCTTCTTGATCTTCGGATAAGAAACATCCCAACGCGTCTCGGCAGGATGAATGACAGGCTTGCCCACAAGCACCCCGCCCTTGGGATTCTCGGCAACAAACTTCGCAAGCCGTTTCTTAAAGTCCTTGCCAGCAGCCTCCCACTTCTCGACATCAAAAAAATCCTCATCCGCCAACTTCAATCGCGGAATCCGCGCTAACTCCCGCAACCTCATTTCTCCCCCTCCGTGCTCTCCGTGTTCTCCGTGGTTAATTTCTTTGGCCCATCGGGGATCATCTTCTCAGCCGCATTCCGCTCCACGCCATACAGGTTCATCAGATTGATAATCGCGCTTTCGCGATCCAATATCCCTTCGCCCACATTTTTCAGCAACTCCAAGAGCGGCTTCACATCCAAGCCCTGCGGAACGAGTCCAGGTGGCGGCGGCTGTGGCGGCTCGGCCATGGCGGCGAGGGCTTGAGTCGGCCCAGGCAGGCGTTGATTGATGAGTTCGATCGGCACACCTGTCTCGGTGGCGACCCGTTGCAGGTAAGCCACTTCGCTCGCGCTACGGCGCACCACTTCCTCAAAAGATTGTCCTGTCTCGGCGATGAGGTCAGTAGCCGTGACGAGTCCGGCAGAGAGAAGCTGGAGATTTGCCGTAGTGTCGTGGCCGTAGTCGCCTGTGAGCGAGCGGCCAAAGCCCCATCGGCCACTGCGCCATTTCGGGTGCGCTGGCAAGTCGCCGAGAGAAATACCAAGGCCGATCACGCGATCCCGCAGCGGGTCGAGGGCTTTCTCGCTAAGAAGTTTCTGGTAGCGGCGGATCGAGCGCATGGCTTGGGCGATTTCGATGCGACCCGTGTGACCCGAGAACGCCGTCATGTCATAAAGGAATCCGTAGGGCATATTCAGCCCGCTCGCGATCTCGCGCACCATCACCTGCACCAGCGCCATAAAGGCTCCGCTCGGGCGGTTCGTGCCAGGAGCGAACTGGATGTCCTCGCCTTGCGAGAGCCGTTGGATTTTCCCTGCCTCCATCGCCATCGTGCCGGGCGAGTCGGGGCGGTTATCCTTCGTGCCATTCCACGCCGAGATGCCGCCATCGCGCCGAGTGGGGTCTGAAACCTTGATGAATCCCGCATGGCCCACCTGCCACTTCGCGGCGAGCTTCTCAAAGTGATACACCTCATACAAATCCCGCGCAGGAGCGATCACGGTCGAGAGCGCCGTGACGCCTCGGTATTGATCCACCCGCATCGGGTCGAAGATGTGAATGAACTGGTCGGCAGGGATTTCCTTCTCAAAGGAATACAAGGCCGTGCGCCGCTCGCGCTTGAAGATGCGGTAGGATACAGGTCGGCCCAAGTCGTCCACGATAACGCCGCCGATGTCGTTGTTGTTGCCGGGGTTCATCGGGTTGTTCGGATCCCCGATGCGGTCGGCCTCTATACTCTGAATGCGAAGCTGTTGCTTGCCGCCCTCCTCGATCTGCACCAAGTGCCAGCCGTGATCGCCGTCGACCAGCAAGCTCCACATCGCCATCCACACCAACGCGCCAAGCCGGTGACGGCCAGTAATATCCGCCTGCTCGCACCAGGCATGGAAATAGTCCTGATACATCGAATCGATCTCCTCATCCCCCGTTTGCGACACATACTGGACGGTATCCGCCGTGTATTGGACGATGCGCGAAATGATGCCGCGCAGGATCGAAAAATTCCGCACCACATCCCGCGCATCCCACAAGAGCACAAGACGATCCCGCTGCATCCGCCATGTCTCCGAGGAAGAGTTCTTCTGCCTCCCGCCGCTGCCCCCGCGATTCGTGCCAGGCTGAGCGGCGTCATACCCGAAAGCCTTCAACCGCTCCCGCGCCATCGCCCGACTCACCCCCGCCTCGGGGTCAAAAAAAGATACCGCTCGATCAAGAAAGTTCATACGCTCATTGCGGAGCAGTCAACGACTGGCGCGTGTATCCTTGACCAGCCAGCTTGTAGGGCCGTATTTTTAACAAATTGTCTCCGTGAACTTGCGTAATCTCCTGCTCAAAAGGGAAAGCATTATTAACGATTGATGCGCCTGATTTTTTTTGTTGATTGCGAATTAAATCATTCAGCGATGTAGCATACACGCCAAGCACAGGCTCCTGCCCCGTAAGATATTCACGACTCACGGCTGGATTAACTGAAGTGCTTATAGCATCTCCGGTATTTTGGGAAATATGCGACCTCATCGGCCCCTCATTATCGATTCCCGCCCGCTTTAATTTGACTCTTGATTTTGCAGATTTACTATACTTTTGCCTGATTTTCTCAGGGAACCCCTCGCTCGCCAACCCCTTGCTATATTCGCCGCTTAATACAAAAGCATCATGCCTTGGAGTCCTTAAAGAATCCACTGTATCAGCCCCCCGATAATGCAAGATAGATTTTTTCCCGTCGATATCTACCAACTTCGGAGTAACCGGATTCCATACCTTGGCCCAAGCGTGAGCGCCTGTCGTATGATTAAAAACCGGCATCGCAGCGGTCTGCGGACGCGAAACGCCAAATACACCGCGCACAGCCTGCCTGTCCCCGCCCTTTTCCAATTTACGCCGCAAAGATTTAAGAATCGGGTCAGCAACTTTTCGCGGCACAGGGCTGATATTAAGAACCTTCCCACTAACAGACTGCACTCGCGCCAACTCCACCAACCGCCCGCTCACCTGCGCCAACTCGCGCAACCTCTCTCTGTGTCCTCTGCGTCCTCTGTGGTTAATCATCACATCGACCTCCTCGCACTAAGCATGGCCTTGAATGTCGGGAACAGCCGTTCCACGATGCTTCTGCCGGGTCTTCTTCGGTTTTGCGTGGCGTAAGCGCCCACCTCGGCGATGTATCGCTTGACGGGGTTCATCATGCTTCTCACATAGGATTGCCCTTGGGATGCCGCCTTGGCCCGCTGGATCGAGTGGACGATCTCGTGTCTGAGCACGCTGCGCTTCACATCCGCCGCGCGGCTGAGGCCGTTTGCTTCAGCAATCGCCTGCCACCCTCCGGGCGAGGTCTTCTTGAGGCCGACAGAGATGGCTCCGTTTTTTCTGACTTTGGCTATTGCCGCCTCTTGGCCAGGAGCAAAACTTTCCCCTTGGTTGGTGAGCCGAAATGCCTCGGGAGCCTCGTATTCGCCACTCCCTCTCGGCAGGCTATGGTCTCCATAAATGTATGGGCGCGAGTATTTGAGCGGATGTCCAAGTAGTCCAAACTCTCGGCTCACCTGCGCCAACTCGCGCAACCTCTCTCTGTTGCGGCTAATCCCCATGCCCACAACGCATGGCGGTCAACCGAGCTTCAATGCCATCGACCTCAACCACAGCGGCGAGGAGGCTGTGACCTTCAGATTCCACTGCTCCAAGGCCGGAGTGTAGGGGATTTCCTTTGGCTTCGGCACGGGCTTGGGCTTTTGAACTTTCGGATTCGGCTTTCTTCCTTCATCCTTCTTCCTTTTGACTTTCGGAAGCGGCGCGGCAGTCGGAGCTTCCAGCGTATAGGAGAGGTGAGCTTTCGCACACTTGCGCCTGCGCCACACACCGCCTTCGCGCGGACGGCTTTCGACCACGCGCGTATCGCCACCGCACTTCGGGCAATTCATTTCGCCTTCCGACTCCGCCAAAAGGGAATCAATTTCGCATACAGATCGAGCTGATCCATTCCCCTCTCGCAGCAAGGGCAAATCGGCTCGCGTTGCCTCTGCTCGGGCGCATTACTCCGACGCCCCTTCATGCCGCAAGAGATGCAAGTGTATCGCCGCGAGGGCAGTGAAGCGTCATCGCTCATTTCTTCACCGCCTCGTAGGCAGCGACCGCATTCCGCAAATCATAGATAAAACCCGCCGTAGGGGCGACATCCTTCCACGAAGGTTGATCCCATCGCGCCACAAGGGCTTTCGCCTTCTCGGCCACGGCATCGGCCAGACGCCGCGCGTCGTCGCGCTCATCATTTTCCTCGGCGTAGTTGCAAATCTCATCGATCCAGATGCCGATTTCTCGCGGATCGGGCTGCGGGAGTTCCTCATCGCCCCGCCGCCATTTATTGTAGAGGCGAAGTTTTTTGATCGTTTCGTGCATTTTCACTTCACTTCCTCCAGTTTGATTTTGAAGCTCACGACGGGGACTTGCTGGAGTTTCTTCTTTTCCTCTACGATCAGAACCGGAGCCGCCCAGCTATGGTCTGGCCCGAGATTTTCCGGCTCGTTCCAGGATTCAAAGGAATCCCTTGCTTCGTCTTTCAGGCTCTTCTCCGCCTCGGCGATGGATTTGAACGGGCCACGCGCGGCGGCTGTGCCTTCGGCCATGCCGAATTGTTCGAGGTCGATGATCCAGTATCTCATCTTGCCCCCTTCGGCTCCTCGTCCTTCTCAATCGTTTTCTTGAACCCCACATTTCCCGCGACATGGAAGACCACGATGCCTTCCGGTTTCATAAACCCCGGAGCGGCCTTGCTGCCGCCGATCATCAATTCATCCAAAGCCATATCGCATTGCAGGACAGAAAACCGCCCCCTATGTAGCACCGGCACAAGGCCACAGCACTCAGGCAGAGGCTCTTGATACTTCTCAATGCGAGGATCGGCGGTCGGCACACGCTGCGGCTCCTGCCCGTGCAGGCACCAGCGCGACACATTGAAAAGGCTCCAGCGCCGCTCATTCAACCTGTAGTTGCGCTGAATGCCTCGCCCCCACCACTCGCCAAAGTGCCGCCCAAAACCCAAGCCGAAAAGCTCTTGAGCATGATCCCTCACCCACGCCGCGAAACCGAAATGGTCATCCTGCGGCGTGATGAACCGCAAGCGCGATCCGGCAAAGATCACCGCTGGCTCCCCACCACAATTCCCCTCCGCGATCACCAAGGGATCGGGATGCTTCGCCGTATAGAACCCCTCGGGGTTCCCCACGATATAGACCTGGGCATTCGTGCCGTCGATCTTCTCGGTCACGATCATCTCCCGCGACAAGCGCGGCATTTTCGGAAACTCTTGAAATTCCATAGTTTTTTATTTTTTTTGAAACCAATAGGGGAAATGCCCGTAATCGCGTGGCTCGGTGACGCTTTTATGGCCGCCGCACACATCGCATTGGCCGTAGTGCCAAGTCGAAACGCGATCCATCTTGGGCTTGGCTCCATGCTTCTCACCGCACTCTTGGCAAGCCCACCTGGGGTATTCTTTATTCATGTTTTTTCCTTCGGAACATTCCATCCCGCCATTCCCATCCGGCGGCGACCAATCTCCTTGGATCAGCGGCATCGTCCTGTGGTATCTCCGATTTCGGCTCGTCAACCTGCGGCGGCGACCAATCTTCTTGATCCGCCTTGGCCGCATTACACGCCTCGCAAGCCACCACGCAGTTCGACAAATGATCCAGCCCGCCCTTGGACTTCGGCACCACATGATCCACCGTGGCCTTGGGGCCGTCCCTGCCTGTAAAGCAAGTCTCCACACCACAATAGGCACACTGCCACCCATCGCGATGAGCGAGCTTCATAATGCGCTTAGCACCCACAGGCGGCATGAGGATCTCGTAAGCCGAGGCCAGCTTGCGCCAGCGGCGGGCAGACTCCCGCTCTGCGTCGCGTTCAGTGCAAAGCTTTTGCACGGCCAACATATTTTCTGTCAGAAGGGTTGTATATTTTTCCCGCGCGTCGTCTCGCTCACGCTTCAACCTCTGATTCTCCAACACCAATTCGGTAATGGCCTCTTGCTGGGCTATTTTGATATCCATCATTTTGCTGCCTTCCACCTTTCAAGATGATATTGATCAAACCATTTCCCAAACGCCTTCCAAACAGCCCTGCTTGGGTTCTGGCACTTGCGGTCTGACCCGTCTTTTCTGAGCCAAGTCGGCCAAGGTGCCGGTCAAAATCGAACCTCCACACCCGCCCTTTTACAACGATCTCATTGTCAGGCGCATCGCAGACGCTGATGATCGTGGTTGGCGAAACTCGGATCGATTTCACACCTTGCCCTCCAACGCCGCTCTGGCAATGTTGCCCATTGCCCTCCAGCCTTCGTAAGTATCCTCGCCATCGACAAAGACATCTTCGATCTTCATCAACGCCTCCAACATCTCTGTGCGCTCTTTTACTGCCAATGCAGCCATTCGTTTTGCCGATGAAACGCATTTGCCCATTTGGTCTAATTGGTTTCGACAGTCGGCAGCGGAGGCTTTTCTCGCTGCAATCGCTTCGTCCCGCTCGCGCTCTACTGAATCACTTTTTTGAATAAAGTAGTTTTTTGATTGGATGAGTTTTTCGACCATTTCAGTAATCGAATAATCATGATCTCCATTTCCAATAGCCTCTCCGCTTTCGGATAGCGTCTTGCGAATGTTATTAATTTCCTGCCTCGCCTCGTCGCGCTTGCGCTTTGTCTGGTTGTGCGCCTCGCGCTCTCGTCGTAAATCTTTTCCTAAGTCACAAATTAAGGTCGGTGCGGATGAATTATTTGGAAAAATCTGTGTTCCGCACCGATAAATGGTTATATTGCTTGGCGTGTCAGTTTCTTCTGGCTCTCCGCAATAAGGGCAGTTCGTGTCGCTCATTTTGCGCCCTCCTTCAGCGATGTATCATCGGCGCACTCCCAGCATTTCTCGGCAGGTGTGCAAACGAGGCATTTCGTGTCCTCCTTTACAAAATCCAATACATCTTCTGGATGCTTGTTTGCAAACTGCGGGAGGGTTGAAAGTAACCCAACCGCAATGCGTAGTTGCTGCCTCGCCTCGTCGCGCTCGCGTCTTGCCGTTTCAAGGTATTGTTCTTGAACCTTGTAAAGCTCGCGACGAAACTCCAAATCCTTATGTGCGGCATGAATAAGAGCGTCACCGAGCCGCGCGGTCACCTCATCCCGCTCGCGTTCCAGTCGGTTCAATAACTCGACCAATGCCTTCGCCTCTTCCCCATGCTGGAGGTGATACCCATCATTAAACCCCCGCTCGTCCTTCCGGCGCACCCGCCACAAATGGTAGTAGCTGATGTCACAAAATGTTTCCCACTCACTCATAATCTTCCTTCTCTGTGTCCTCTATGGTTAAAAAAAATGAAGGGGGTCGCTTTTATGCGGTTACGACCCTGGGGCTATGCTAACCAGCGCGAAACCCGCGCGCCGCCGCAATCCCATTTCCTCCAAAAATGTTCATCCCAGCAACTCGCGGAAACACGCCAGAGTAAGCAATGCGTCCTCCAGCGCGTTATGTTTCTCGCTCGTGCGACTCAAGCCGAGCGCACCCGCGATGCTGTCGAGCGAGAGCTTGGGGTTGCCATCCTTGCCGATTGCAAGCTCCAGCCCCTTCGTCTCATAGGCGAGCCATGCCGCTCCGCGAATATCGAGCGAACGGCCAGATTGCCACTTCAAGCCGCACCGCTTCGCCGCAGCGTCCAAAAACCCGAGGTCAAAGGCCACATTACAGCCAGCCACCATCGCCCCACGCCGAGCATCCATCCAGAGTTGAAAATCAGTCATCACCACCGACTCGGCGCGGCCCGCATCGCGCAGGAAATCCAGCGTCAAGCCATTTACCTCCAAGGCTCCCGCCTCCACGATCCAATCCGCCGAAGGGCGTATGAGAGCGTGAAACGCCTCACCACTTTCCGCATCGACCGCCGCTATAGAGAGCAACGCATGGCGATCCGCCCGCAAGCCCCCTGTTTCCGTATCCACCACCACCATTTTTGTTTTCATAAATCTTCGTCTTCCTCGCTCTCATCGCTGTCATCGCGCTCGGCGTTTTCCTCGGAGATGGCTCGCTCCAAGTATCCCTTCAACCCCTCCAGAGCCTCGGCGTAGGTATTGTATTCCTCCTCGATCCGCTCAAAGGTATATCCCTCATGCACGACCACATACACTTGCGGCAACCCATAGCTCCAGCGCGTCTCGACATACCAATGGCAGTCCCGATCCTTATGGTGCTCATCCCCGATGAGTTCATACCATTTCTCTGTCAGCCCTGTGATCTCGTCTTCGATTTTCATTTTACTTCAAGTTTGCTGTCATCTCTCCCCGCGCTTCCGTGCCGCGATATACTCGGCAAGCCCCATCTGCCGAAGCGGGGGGACGGCCTCTGTGTCGTCCGCGATGGGCGGCTCGACAGGCAAGAGCGGACGCCTGAACTTTTCCCGCAAGGCATTGAAAAACAGCAGTCGCGAATCGACGGCGGGCTTATTTTTTTCCATAGGATTCCACATATTTTTTGATCCGCTCCAAGTCGGCCTCGGCCTTCTCGCGCCCCTCGGGCGTATCGGGGTAGCTCAACTCATAGCGGGGAAATGGCTTGTCCCTGTGCAAGCGCGGCCCCACGGCCACATCGTTCGCGCACAGCACCAGCCGAATTGAAAAGTCGATCTTCATGTCTCCCCCAGGATGACCCGCGCCAAATTCTCCGGCGTCCCGTGGTTTGCAAATTCCGGCATCCACACCCCATCCAGCGCGCATTCCGAGAGATGCTCGCCAGCGCCTCCAGCCCCCTCGCGCCATATCCGCACAGGCACAAACCCCAGCGACCTCGCCGCTTCCAACTCGTTCGGGAAGCGGCAGTCATCCACCACGATCTTCGCCCCCACAGGCATCGCCTCGACCCGCCGCCGCCAAGCATCCACCCACAGCGACTCACCCAGCATCTGGCGACCCCACTCCGTGCCAAGACTTTGCATCGCCCAGCGCGGTGACTTGCCGCAGAGCAACTCGCTCGGCGCAGCCTTCTTGTCGCCCTCCAACTCAGCCACCCCCAAGCCCAGCACCCGCAGCATATCCTTGAGCGGATCTGCAAACTTCACCACCGCATACCCATAGTCGCGCGCCAGCACCCGAGCCAAAGCCGACTTGCCAGCACCAGCCACTCCACACACACACAGACGGCCCGCCATATTTAATCTGCGGACTCGTCCGCTTTTGATTGCTTTCCTCCGTGCCCTCTGTGGTTAATATTCCCGCACTTGGGACAGGCAGACGGCGGCTGCCGCATCTCGCGCTCCAGCATCCGCACCTTGTCCTCACCTTCCAGTCGCTTTTCCATACCCACCCGAAATCCTGTCAATGAATCCCAGCCGAGAAGTCCGGCACACCCCAGCTCGGCACATCCCGATTGCGCCGCTCATTGCGCACACGGATCGCCGCATGGAGCCGGTTCCGCACTTCGTCCAGGGACTTCTGGTAGCTCTTATCCGCGATGTTCTGCGAGAGATACACCGTCGCCTCCTGCTTCATGCGCGTGATCTCCGCATCCAACTCATCCCCCGCATAGTCGCGATAAATTTCCAACCAGTCCGTGCTCATATCCCCACACAGCAACAGTCAACGCCCCTCAAAAATCCTTATCGTAAGGATTTTCATCACCCCCTCTGATCAATTCCACGGACGGCTCAAAAACACACCATTTTTCAATCGACGGAAATAAGCATAATTATACATAAGTAAACATCTAAAAAAGCCCGAAAAAGCGATTTTTTGTTACTTGTAAGTTATTGATTATGAATTTATTAAACTCGAAAAAATATCTTGTTTCCTTTTCGTTTTCTGGTATAGTGTTTTCAGTTGCTTGCACGACGCAAGTAACTGAAACGCAGTAACAAACACAAACAAACGATAGAAAATGAAACCACAAAATAACACGCAAGTAGTTGATCAGCAATATGTTCAGAACATTCGCGGAGCGGCGAAAAAGAGAAAAGCGGCGGAATTGCCACAATACAAAAAGGAGGATGTCCGCTCGCAACACCTTGAAAAGCAACGGCTTGAGATTGAAACCTATCTCATGGCCAATCCAAGTGAAGCGGATCGCGTAAATGACTTAAATACAACGGCTTGGAGAGTCGTCTGGCAGCGGGCGAAATACTTCACCTTCGGCGGAACCGCTTATCAGACAACGACTAAGAAAGGCGTTGCAAAGCAAATCAGCATCGGCAAGTATAACTCGTTGACTGACAAGCAGAAAGCGAAGTATCAGAAAATCGCTCGCGATGGCTCAGGGCAAATCGTTGAGGCTCAACGCCTTATTGAAATGCACAACGCAGCATTGACTGGACTGATTGCTGGTCATAAAACATTGACGGGCAAGGTTTTAGAGCCTGGAATCAAAGCGGCCTCATCCGCCGCCGCTTCCGAGCTTCGCAGATCATTGCAAATGCCTCTCTTTGAGGATGTTGAGCAAGCCGAAAAATTCCATGAGAAAGCGTGGAAACTCCTTCGCACTGAGTTGCAACACTCTTGCGATGAACATGATACAGAGTATTTCAATCGCGATGAAATGGCAAAAATGCTACGCAAATGCAAAAATCGTTTGCATCTCGCTTATCCTCAACGCTTTACTGACAAGCGCACATTCAACGCATGGGAAGCAAAAAGCAAACTCTTACGCAATACTGCCGCAAGTATTTGCAAGGGAATGTTTTCCGCACCGGAAAATAATTCATCGGAGCGAAAAGCGTTGGATAAACTTGCGGAAATCATGCAGAACACGCTGATTCCGAGTGACTTGCAAGACCTGCAAGATGGCGCGGTAGTGGAATTGCCGCAAAGCGTTGAATCCAAGCAAGTTAAAACTCAAGTCATTGAGATTGGAACCGGCTGGGCTTCAACTACTTATGCAAAAACCTTGAAGCGGCGCTTTCCGAAAATTGCCGCTAAGTTAGCGTAACAAGCGCAAAACATTGGCCCTCAACGCAATGCGTTGAGGGCCTTTTTTTGTTTCCTTCGCCATTTGATATATGGCGAGAGGGGAAGAGGTTCTTTCCTTCGCCATTTGATATATGGCGAGAGGGGAAGAGGTTCTTTCCTTCGCCATTTGATATATGGCGAGAGGGGAAGAGGTTCTTTCCTTCGCCATTTGATATATGGCGAGAGGGGAAGAGGTTCT